TCACGCCGACAACGCACTCCTGCGCGCGCGGTCCAAAGCATCCGCCACGAGGTCGAGATCGCCATCGAAAAGATCGGCGTAGACATCGAGAGTCATCGCGGCCGAGGCGTGCCCCAGCATCCTCTGGACCGCCTTCACGTGCGCCCCCGACGACACCGCCAACGACGCCGCCGTGTGGCGCAGATCATGCGGGGTCAGTTCGGGTATCCCCGTGGCCTTGGCGGCGGTGCGGAACCACGAGCGTTGCCGGGGCCGGCGCATGAACTCGCCGTCCGTGCCGGGGAACACCAGATCGTGCCGGTCCTTGCCCTCGCAGAGTTGCGCGAGGTCTTCGACGAGGAACCGGGGGATGGGGATGGATCGGCCCTTGGATGACTTCGTGGTACCTACCAGCACTTGGGCGCCGACCTCCACAGCATTGCGGGAGACGGTGATGCGGCGGCGGAGCAGCTCGAGGTCGGCTACGCGCAGTCCGATCGCTTCACCCCAGCGCAGTCCGCAGTATGCGAGCGTGAGCACGAGTGTGGACTTGTCACCCGCGGCGTCGGCCATCGCGGCGACCTGCTCGTGGGTGAGGTAGATCTTCCGCTTCGGTCGTTTGCGTGGCAGGTTCTCCACCTTCCGGGCCTTGTTCACCACGAGTTTGCGGTCACGGACAGCGCGGTCGAGGATGCCGGCGATGACCGAGTGGGCTCGGATCACGGTGGTGGCCGAGGAGGGCTTCTTGACGATCACCTCGGGGTCGTCGGTGTCGCGGACCTCGGTGAGCATGTCGGCGATCCACTCTTCGATGTCGCTGATCTCGATGGTGGCGATCGGCATGTCTCCCCATCGCGGTTCGACGTGGGTGCGCCATGCGGAGTCCAGGCCGACGTAGGCGGATGGTTTGAGTCGGGACTTCTTGGCGGCGAGCCATGCGGGTGCGAGTTCGGAGACGAGGGTGCGTCCGTCGCGGGGGTCGACGTATTCGCCGTCGGCTTTGCGGACTTCGATTCGGGAGGCCCAGTCGCGGGCGGCTTCGGAGGTGGTGAACCCGGATTTCGCGCCTTGGCTGCCGTCCGGCTTCATGTACCGGACCTTGTAGCGGATGCCTTTTTTCGTGGAGTACGACTTGACGGTGGCCATCAGGCCGCCAGGGGTGGGTGTCGGTACGCATAGTCGCGCATAGTTTTTGCGTGTTCCTTCCAGGTGGTGTGTTCAGTTGCAGCGGCGTGCGATCTGTCGTTCCACCCACTTGCGTTCGCCGGGGGTGAGGGTCGCGATGCGGGTCAGCAGGACATCGTGGTCGACCCAGAGTTCTTCGGCGGCTTCGTCGTCGGTGCGGCCCTGGCACCAGAGGACCGCGTCGACGAGCTCGGGTAGCCGGATCATGCGGCGGGCGGTGAGTTCTTCGACGACCTGCTCCTCGCGTTGGGCGTAGAAGGGGTGGTCGGGGACGGGGCCGCGTTCGAGGTGGCTGACTTCGTGGGTGAGGGTGGAGCGTCGGTCTCGTTGGTGGGATTTGTGGTGGAGTTCGATTCCTCGGTGGGTGGTGCGGCCTTTGATGCCGAGTGGTTTGAGGTTGACGTAGTGGACATCGATGTGCGGGAAGTGTTCGCGCAGATGCCTCCAGGGGTGCCATTTCCGGTTCGGGGTCATGGCGAGAATTAGAACACTAGTTCGACCCGCCTGCACCCGAAATGACCCGATGTAGCAGTTTGCTACACACCCTCGTCCGGCCCCGGCGGATCGACATCGTCGTCGTCCCATGCGGGTGTGTCGATTCCGTCCCAGCGGTCGAGCTCTTCGTCTTCGATGTCCGCCTGTGTCCGGCCTTTGCGTGCAGCAAGGGTGTCGGCAGGGTCGGGGACAAGGCTCAGGCCTGGTTTCTCATCCGTCGAGTCTGGGGCCTTGCCGATCCCGTCCAGCTCATGCCGTTGAGAGACGAGCAGTCGGAGCATCTCGACAGCCACCCTGCGCTCTTTGGGGGAGAGATCGTCCACCCCGGGCGGAAGGTCGTTGACGAAAGGTCGGTCCAGTGGCTTCCTGCCAGCCGCTTCGAATGCGACTTGGTTCTTCACATCCGCCAGATACGCGATCGCTTTGAGGGTGCGCTCGGACGGGGTGGACTTGTAGGTGCCGGCCCGGATCGCGTTGATCGTGGTGTGCACGATCTTGTGTCCACCAGCCTGGGCTATGCGCTCGAGTTCTCGGCCGCTGTCTGTGCCGTGTCGCTCGACTGCGAGGTCGAGCAGCTCAGCTATCGATCTTGTTTCATTCACGGCCGCAACGATCCCCTTCGGTCATCTACTGGTACCAGCGTTGCGCGAAACATTCGCGACAAGTGCAAAACACATCATTGCAGGCACCGAGGACAGATCCCGCTTTTCAGCTTGACAACTAGACGCTGTGTGGCGTTAACTGCAGTTGTCAAAGCGAAAAGTGGAGGGCACAATGGGACGCGTACGACCGCCGAAGATCCGAAGGGAAGTCTGGATGAAGGTCAAAGACCCGGCCCAGATGCGACGTCTGCGCAAGCAGAATCACTACACACAACGAGAGCTCGCAATCCTGGTGCGCCGTTCGCAGGCGACCATCTGGCAGATCGAGAACGCCAAGCTGATCAACATCACCGAAGACCTGGCCGTTGCGCTTGCGGGCCGACTGGGTCGCGACTGGGAGGAGCTCTTCACCGCCCATGAGGCTGTTGTCATGCCTTCAGTGACAAATACAGTTAACGCCACACCGCAGCTGGTCTCTGCGTGATCCACCGAGAACCTGGAAGGAGCTGGACGTGACCTCGACTCTCACCCGTGAGATCCCGCAGTCCGTCGACGAGATCGCCCGGATGCTCGGCTGGCAAGGCCCCGGCACCCACACATCCCCGTCGTACAACACCGTCCTCAAGGCATGCCAGCGCGGCGATCTGCCCGCGTACCAGGCGGACGGACCGAACGGGAAACGCAAGTGCCGCTGGATGATCCTGCCCTCCGACGCCATCGCGTGGCGCAGCGGCAAGCGACCTGCCCGGAAGTCGTCGCGGTGACGGGCGTGGGGATGCAGGCAAAGAAAATGGCCGCCCCGTGTGTGGCGGGACGGCCGGACATCAACAACCTGGAAGGAACGAAGATGCGTCAACAGCTTAACAGCGACGAGCTCCTCGTCGCACTCGAGGGACTCTGCGAGTTCTACACCTGCCCGGAAACCACCCCATCGCTCACGCCGTCGCACGAGTTCGGCGGCTGGCTGGCACACCTCGCCGTGACCGTGGAGTTCTGCGGCCCGCACGTCTTCCACAGCCCGTCGAGCCACCTGATGTACGCCCGTGGCGCGACGTTGCGTGAGTGCCTCGAGCGCCTGCATGACGCATTCGTCGCCGCAGCCCCGTCGTTCGAGACCACAGCGAAGGCGGTCTGACATGTCGATCCTCACCCGCCCCCTGACCGAGCACGAGCTCGAAGCCGCCGGCATCGAACCTGCGCCGGTCGTGCACGAGACGTTCACGCAGATGTTCACGGTGGACCGCGGAGAGCTGGAGATCGTCGACGACACCGAGGAAGACGACATCCCGCCGAAGCCGATGCGTATCGGACTCGCAGTGTGGGTGTGGGGGCTCACGATGGGCGCCGCGTTCGGGACCGTCGGATATCTCGCGGTGGTGACGTCGTGACCATCTCCATCGACATCCTCACCCCGCCGAAGAACCACGAGGGCCAGCCGTGCACCTGCAGCGGTTCCGTCTCGCCGTGGCCTCAGCACGAGTCGTTCTGCGGCGCACGCGAGGTCGAGGAGCGCGGTGTCTTCTGCTGCGGCTGGGCCGACGGCGTCTGCACCGGCTGCCCCAACCGAGCCAAGGCCGCATGACCCCCACCCGACTTTCCATCGCTCGTTACTACGCAAAGGACTACCTCCTCATGGCTATCTCCAAGAAGCGTTTCCTGGCCCTCGCACTGCCTGTGATCGTCGGCGGTTCGGTCGTCGCGGCCTGCAACACCGACACCGAGGTGGAGGGACGCGCTATCCCCGCGGCCAACACCACCACCGTTCCGGCCGTCGCCGCGGACTACCGCACCCCGACCTACACGCCGCCGACCGCGACCGCAGCCGACGAGGATCGGTTCATCACCCTCCTCGACATGCAGGACTTCAACTACGGCGGCGACGAGGAGCTGGTGATCGACACCGGTCACGCGACGTGCGACGCGTTGGACCGTGGTGCGGGTGTCGGGCAGGTGATCTCGGTGATCACCGGTGAGGGCTACTCGGGGTATGACGCGGGCACGTTCCTCGGTGCGACGGTGTACGCACTGTGCTCCGAGCATGTGAGCACGGTCGAGGACTTCCTCGACGAGTTCGGCGGCTCGAAGTGAGTGCCCCCGGTAGTGCGGTCCGTGGTTTGGTGTTCGGCCTGCCGATCTCGCTCCTGCTGTGGGCCGCGTTGGTCGGGGCGGTCGCGCTGTTGCTGGCGGTGACGTCGTGAGCCGCGATTGCACCTGTGCCCGCATCTCGTACTGGCATGAGCCGCACTGCGACATCTTCTGGCCCGACGACGACGCCGAATCCCACCTCGAGCTTCTGCTCGACTCCGACCGAGAGGACTCACTGTGACCGACATCGAAACCACAGTCCGCAACCTCGCCACGATCGCCGCGGCGAAGAAACTGCTGGCCGAGGCTGAGGCCCGCGAGAAGGCTGCGCTGGCATCGCAGGTCACCCGCGGCACCAACTACGCGTACACGGCGGCGGGGGAGGAGCTCGGTTACGCGACCGTGCCGAAGCCGTCGAAGCCGACTCCCGCGATCGTCATCACCGACGCGGCGCAGATGTTCCCGTGGCTGGTCGAGACGTTCGGGCCCGAGGTCATCGAGGAGCGCGTCGTCCTGACCGATCAGGGCCGCAAGTCGTTCGAGGCGTACGTCCTCGAGGCGCACAAGGCCGCCGGGTCGGAGGACTACTTCGATCTGCCGGGTGTCTCGGTGACGGTTCCGCCGGTGCGTGATCCGGCGCCGCGGTTCACGCCGGCGAAGAACGTCGTCGAGTTGGTGCGTGGCATGGCTGCTCGTGGCGAGCTGGATCTCTCGCAGGTCCTCGCGCTCGAGGGTGGTGAGAAGTAATGGCAGCGCTCAGCTTCGCCCCCGCAACGAAGGAAGCATCCAAGGCCCGGATCGCGCTCGTCGGCCCGTCCGGCTCCGGCAAGACCTACACGGCTCTCGCCATGGCAACCGCACTGTCGGACCGCGTCGCTGTGATCGATACCGAGCGAGGATCCGCATCGAAGTACGTGGGACTCAACGGCTGGCAGTTCGACACAGTGCAGCCTGACTCGTACAGCCCACGGTCGCTCGTGGAGCTCCTCGGCATGGCTGCCGGCGGTGGGTACGGCGTCGTCGTCATCGACTCTCTCTCGCATTACTGGGAGGGCGCGGACGGGATGCTCGAGCAGGTCGACAGGAAGTCCAGTGCCAACAAGTTCGCGACGGGCTGGAAGGACATGCGGCCCGAGGAACGCAAGATGATCGACGCGATCATCTCCTACCCCGGGCACGTGATCGTCACGCTCCGCACGAAGACGGAGTACGTCATCGTCGAGAACGACAAGGGGAAGAAGGCGCCGCAGAAGGTCGGCTTGAAGCCGATCCAGCGTGACGGAATCGAGTACGAGTTCGACTTGATAGGCGACTTGGATGTGCAGAACACGATGCGCGTCACGAAGTCCCGTATCCACACGCTGAACAACGCGGTGATCCCGCTCCCTGGTGAGGATCTCGCGCACCAGATCGACGAGTGGCTGTCTGACGGTGTGCAGGTGCCGACGGCGGCGGAGTACCGCAAGCGGGCCCTGGATCTCACGGGAGATAAGCCGGGACTCCTCGAGCTGTACGACGAGGTGAAGAAGCACCGGATGCTCGGTTCGCCGACGACCGACGGTGACGGGAAACCGGGCGTGCTCGGTGACCTGATCAAGCACTTGGGCTCTCAGGCCGCGGCGAAGCTCACCGCGGTCCCCAGCGAGCCCCGAATTCCGAGTGAGTACGAGGACATCAACCGCTGAACCTGCCGGGTGGTGGTGTGTCGACGGAGTCCTGATCCGGCGCACCAGATGTGCGCACCACACCACCCCCGGCACCCCACCAACACGATTGGAGAACACCGTGGCTGAGAAAGCCTTGAACCCCAACCACATGACCATCCAGCAGTTCGCGAAGGCAATCAACTGCACCCGCGAAACCATCAAGAAGTACCGGCGGGATGAGAACGCGCACCCGATCTTCCGGAAGACGTTCCAGTTCGGCACGGCGGCGCACTCGCAGTTGTTCTGGCATCGCAAGGACGTCGAGGCGTACCTGGTGGAGACGACCGGTCACGGCCTCGAGGATGTGGCATGAAGACGGTCGAGCAGGTGGCCGCGTTGGTCGCTGAAGCGTTGATGCCGAGCTCTCCGGAGTTTGTATCCCCGACGGCGACGGGAGTGGCCTACGCGCTCCTCGAGAAGCACGCCGTGGTGGAGCTGCCGCTGTCGTCGTACGAGGACGACCAGGGGATCTCGTGGGACTCGATCGATACCCATCCTCTCGCCTTGGCGTCGGGTGGGTGGGTGTGGGTTCACGACGACATGTTGAGCCCGGCTCAGGCGGAAGAGTGGGGAGCAGCCCTGTTGGCCGCGGCCCGGGCGGCACGGACGGTGCGGCGATGACTGCCTCTGTGGACACATACAGGCTCGACCTGCCCTACGAGAAGCCGCCGCTGACTGCTAACAGCCGGATGCACTGGGGGCCGAAGTCGAAGCTCACCAGGATGATGCGATCCGACGCTCACACCCTCGCGAAAGCTGCGAAGCTTCCGCCCTGCATCTTCCTGCGCATCACGGTGCAACTCCACTATCGGCCGAAGACGAACCGCCGGCGGGACCCATCGAATCTGATGCCTACCCAGAAGGCGATTCTCGATGGCCTGGTCGATTACGGGCTGGTGCCTGACGACTGCCCCCCGTACGTGACCGAGCTTGTGCCAGCTATCCATCCGGCCGAGAAGGGCCTCGAAGGCTCGCTCTGGCTGACCATCACCATCGGAGAACCCCAGTGACCGAGTACGCCGTCACGTACGGAGAAGACACCGCGAGCCTCATCCGAAGCTGGCAGGAGCACCAGGAGAAACGACCCACCGATCCGGCCGACTACCTCGTCCACATCGACCATCTGCGGATGGAGATGGATCGCTGGACGGCGACCGACGAGGCGTTGCGTCGGGTGATCGGTGAGCGTCTGGCCCAGTTCGCACTCGACCAAGCGGAGCCGCGGCCATGAAGCCCACGTTCCGTGTCCTCGGTGTGGTCGTGTTCTGTGCCGCTGGTTGGCTCACCGCCGCCGCGATGCTCACCGACATGGCCGGCCAAGCACTCACACACCTCGGGAGCGACGCATGAGCACCACCGACCGCAACGAACTCGCCAACCTCCTCGACAGTCACATGTCGGACCGAGACTACGACCAGGGCTGCCGCCTCGCGTGCGGATATTCGGGTGACGATCGGGACGAACATCTCGCCGCCGCGATCCTCGCTGCTGGTTGGCGGAAGCCGCGCACCATCACCACCGTCGACGAGCTCGGGACGCTGCCCGCTGGCACCATCGTCGTCCTCGAAGAGGGACGTGCAGCTGTGTGCGAGGTACGTGATCCGTGGCTGTACGTCCTGCAGTACGACGACGACGGGCAGCCGATCCGATTCGCCTTGCATGACACGGCGCGATTCCTGCCCGCGCTGGTCCTGTGGACGCCGGACGTGGACCGATGAACGCCCGCGACGAACTCGCCCGCACACTCGCGATCTGTGACGACTACGACGGATGCTTCGAACGGGTGGATGAGTGGGAGACCACGCCTGCGGAGGACCGCAGCGACGACGAGTATCCGGCTTCCGACTACGAGGACTGCCAGTGGTGGTTACGTCGTGCTGACGCGGTTCTCGCTGCGGGTTGGCGGAAGGTCGGCGCGGACACCGACACCCACACCGAATGGGCCATCCACGACCACGTCGATGGGGTCACCTCACCGATCGGTCACCCCGCCGGGGCGGAGGAGCGGGCGCGACAGTTCGCGAAGCATCGCCCGAACGTCTCCGTCAGGTCCCGTGAGGTCACCACTGGCCCGTGGCGGGAGGTCGAGCAGTGAGCGCCGCTCGCCACGCCGCATTCCAGGCCGCCCGCCGCGCCATGGAGACATGCAAGGAACTGGATGCGCAGCTCGAATCCGCACGTTCCTTCGGTGCCCCCGCATGGGAGACACGACCGATTGAGAAGCGACGCGAGGAAGCGTCCGTCAAGTTCCACCGCGCGTACGCCGCATTCAAGTACCCGAAGGAGTCTTCCGATGAGCGTTGATCCGACCACATCTGCAGATCGCACAACCACCACGCGGCCTTGGGATAACGACGCCGATGCCTGCCGAGCACGCGGATGGCGCCCTGGAACACGACTTGCTGGCGACGAAGGCTACGGGGTGACGGTCATCGAGATCACCGCACTAGGTGACCGTCTCGTTCTCGCTAAGCGGATCTCGCACAAAGGTGAGCCTGTCGAGCAACGCGAGAGTAGCTGGACGTTGAGCTGCCGCGACTGGAAAGAGGTCCCCTCATGACTCCGCCGCGTGATCTCGCCGACGCACAACAGCGTCTCGACCAAATCCGCGACTACGCGCAGGAACTCCGAGACCTGGGGTCGCAGCAGGTCCGCATCGGACGCCCGTACGACGCCCTGCCGTACGACAACACCGCTGCCGCACTCGAACGCATCATCGGAGGCGAACAATGAGCAACCATCTGCACAGCCTCCTCGCGAAGCACTACCGGCTGAGCTACGTATTCACCCACGGGCACCAGATCAACGGATTCGCCCCACGAGGCTGCCTCGCGTGCCAGGACGATCCGCACTACCTCGAGCTCGTCGACATCCTGTTCAAGACCGGAGGTGAATCATGACCGACCGCGACTTGGCCGCCGAATACCGCCAACTCACAGCGCAGATCAACCGCAATGCCACCGAATACGGATACCGCACCGAGGACGTGTGGGCACGCAACCACTTCGTGCTCGAGCACTTCCCGACCGTGGCCGACGAGCTCGAGCAGGCGCGAGCTGAGATCGAGCGACTGCGGGAGGTCGAGACCGAGTGCGCCATGCGCAGATCTGCAATGAAGGAAATGTCGTGATCACTGGCTGTCCGGTGTGTCGACGATCAGTACTGGTCTCCGAAGACACCGGGCGAGTCCCCAAACATCGGGACACGGCATCGAATCAGTGCCCGATGAGTGGGCGTTACGTCCCGCTGGAATGGATCGGAAACGAAAGGAGGATCGCCTGATGGAGTGGTTCGCGCTGTCGTCGAAGTACTACCTCGACCTCGACGACCAAGGCGTCAGCGAGTCGGCGCAGACCCTTCTCACCCGCGCACTGGCCTACATCGCCGACAACGAGGACTCCGGATACATCGCCAAAAGCGCTCTGAAGAAGCTCGGTTTGCGGGCGCTTTCGCGACGAGTTGATGAGCTGATTCGGAACGGAATTATGACGGAATCGTGCGACGGTTTGGGGTATGACTTCCCCGCCTGGTTCAAGTGGAACGAGCCACTGGAACGCCAGGTCAAGAAGCGTAAAGCGGACCGTGAGCGCATCCGGAGGAAGCGTGAGAAGGAGGAGGATGTCGCGCGACAGTCGCGCAGTGTGTCGCGCGATGTCGCGTCACCACATAGACAGTTACAACAACAAGAAGGTTACGTAGAGGAGGTAGCTCACGTAAGCAACGTGGGCGCGAGCGAAGAGCCCTCCTCGAAATGTTCGAAGCACATCAACGACCCGGACCCGCCGAACTGCCGCGCTTGCGGGGAGGCCCGGATTGCCCGCAAGGCGTGGGATTCCCGGCAGGCTGCCTCCGCGGCCCAGGCTCGTTCGGAGGAGGCCCACCGGCGGGCTGAGGATCGACGTCGGGCGATCGCGGAGTGCTCGCTGTGCGACGAGGACGGGTACTTGGATCGGGCGCCGTGCACGCACGTTCCGCTGCCGGTCGGCCGCCCGAGCTTGCGGGCTCTCGTCGAGCAGGCCAACGCCGAGAAAAAATCCGCCTAGAAGGTGTAAAGTTGCGTTAGCTCCAATTGTCACAGTGCCCAAATTGAAACCCCGCGCTCGCTGTAACGAGCCGGGGCGTGAACACCGAGAGGAAGCTCGATGTTGGATCTGACTTTACCGGAGGCCCGCGCACAACGGGATTCCCTCACCACCCGAGTGGATGTGCTCGACAAGGTCGGCACCCTCGCCACACTCCCGGACGACATGCACGTCACGACTGACATGGTCGCCACGTACTACGAAGTCCCGATCGACACGGTTCGGTCCGTGGTCAAGCTCAATCGCGAGGAGATCGACGACGACGGTTACCGCGTCGTCTCTCGGACGGATTTTGAGAGGTCATTCGGTGACCTCTCAAATCTCGACCCCCGTGCCCGGTCGATCGCGCTCTTCCCGCGCCGGGCCGTACTCCGCGTCGGGATGCTCCTCCGCGACTCGCAGCGGGCACGCGAAGTCCGGGACTACCTCCTCGACGCCGAGAGGCCGGCCGACATTGGTCGCTCCCGCGCCGAGCTCCTCACCCGCGCCGATCTAGCCCGCATGGTCCTTGAAGCCGAGGAGGAGAAGGCGGTCATCGCAGCCGCACTCGAATCCGCAGCCCCCGCCATCGCCTACCACGACCGATACGTCGCCAACGACGACGCCGCCACCGTCAAGGCGTGGGGCGCACAGTTCGGCATCAGTGAGCCCACGGCGTACGCGCTGCTCGTCGACCGGAAGGTCTGCTACAAGACGGTGATCGGCGAACGCTGGTCGAATCGGCAGAAGCGCAAGGTCACCGAGTACGAGTACCGCGCCTACGCCAAGCACCTCGACTGGTTCGACCTCCGCCCCCAGCACAACGCGCCGCGGCACCACAACGGTCAGGTGCGGCAGACGTTGTACGTGCGTCAGGCGTTCGCGTTGCACCTCGCCTCGAAGTGCGGGTTGTCCAGCCAGCTCACGATCGACGGTGGTGCAGCATGAATCGCATCGACGATCTCGTCGTCACCGTCGACTACCCGAACTTCGATCCGGGCGTTCGCATCTACACCGACTACGAGCCCGCCGCATACATCGCGAAGATCATGCGCGAGGAGTTCGAGCGCACAGCCGACGCCGGCGCACTCGGGATCGCCCAGGCCATCGAGGAGAAGCTCGCGGAGGTGCAGCCATGAGCGCCCCCGAGATCATCACGCACGACGACATCCGAGCCATCATGCGCGAGGAACTCGAAAAACTACTCGTCGCCCCTCACGAGCCGCGGACGGTTCTCGGCAGGGAAAGCGAGACCAAACGGCTGAGCCGCGTGTTCAGCAAACTCCTTGGCCTTCTCGAGGTCCAACTCAAGCGGATCGACATTGTCGTACTTGAACGCGATCGGGATAGACGGATGAACCCAGATGAAAGTCCACGCCGTCGGCCCAGCCTCCTCGTGCGCAATTCCAATACTGAACCCAGCCCCGTCCTTTCTGAAACGCAGCTGCATCGCTGCCTGGACGTGGAGGAGCGTCTCGTTGTCCATGACAAAGGTCTGTCGGCTGTCTCCGACCCCGTAAACGAGCTGTCCCATGAAACTTCTCCTTCTGCTGATGGTGTTGGCGCACACAGCGTAGGAGACAGGCAGGTCGCGGAGGTCGCTCAGGCTGCCTCCGCGACCTCCGCTGATAACCCTCTGGACCGAGATCGTGGGTGGTGACCAGTGACCGCCACCTTCGACAACCACCAACACACCACCGACTGGACCGACGCCGACAGCGCCGAACTCGACGCCTGGGCACGCACACACACCCGCAGCCCACTACAACGCGACCCCCACCTCTACCAACTCCTCGCACCACTCCGCGCCGAAAACGGCTGCCACAACTGCCACCGACCCTTCCGGCCCGCACACACCCGCAAAGCCGACTACCCCGACACCGTCAGCAAAGCAACCGGCAACCTCTGCATGACCTGCTGGAAAGCCCAACGCGAAGGCCGCCAACTCACCGGACGCACCATGTCTGCCCGACAAGCACCACCAACGCACTGCGTCGTCTGCCAAACCCGAATGCACGCCCGAGGAGCCAAGAACCCCAACGGCGTACCCCACGGCGGACGCGGACAATGCAGACCCTGCTACGACCGCCTCCGAAAACTCGACCCCACCCCATGAACACCGGCCCCGTGCGTATCCACCGCGCACGGGGCCGGACCCACACCCACAGACAACCCACCACACAACAACAGGAGGCCCCCATGGGATCCCGGTCACCGATGGACCCCGACAACCTGGACGCGGCGGAGCGTGGACGCCAGGCACTCGAGTTGCGTCGGGATGGGAAGACGTGGCCGCAGATCGCTGAAGAGCTCGGGTATGCGGATCGGGCGTCGGCCTACAACGCGGCGAAGCGGTTGTTGGATCGGACGGAGTTCGAGTCGGTGGAGGAGTACCGGGCGATCGAAGCAGACCGCCTGGACGAAGCCCACCGCATCCAGTTCGGGGCATTGGAGGTGTTGGTGTCGATGGGGAAGTTCGAGGCCGTGCCGCCGGCCGTCTCGGCGTTGGCGAAGATCTCCGATCGCCGCTCCAAGCTCCTCGGCCTGGATGCCCCCACCCGCGTGAACGTCACCGGTACGGAGGACTTCGCTGCGACCGCCGTTCAGCTGATGGCGGAGATCCTCGACGCGGAAGCAGAAGCCGAAGCCAGGCCCGAGGGGGACCAGGGCGACGACACCGATGGATGGGTGAGATGAATGGCTGGTGGTGCGTCGCCGAGACCGGACAGGGAGGTGGACTACCCGACACCCTCCACGGCCCGTACTGGGACCAGGAAGAAGCACGCCAGATGCGTGCCCTGCTGGTCGAGGAAGCCCGCAAGATGGGCCGCCGTGACCGATTCCGAGTCTGCGAACTCGACCCCGAGGAGGACACAGATGGCTGAGAAGCGCGTCAAGGCATACAAGACCTGCCCGATGGAGGGTTGCGACTGGCAGCTCATCACCGAATGGTTCGACGGGTCACCGGACAAAGTCCTGAAGGTGTCCCAAGCCGATCAGGAGACCGCCGCCGGCCTCCACATGAAATCCCACTACAAGCCGGAGAGGACGTACTTCACGTGACCCTCGACATGGCCTGCCCCTCCTGCCACTTCGAATTCGCACCACCCGGCGCGACGACCGCTGACGAGAAGCCGTCCGACGGAGCCGTCGCCGTCTGCCTGAACTGCACCGAACTGTCCGTATGGAACACCAACCGCGGCTGGCTACGCCCCACCCCCGAACACCGCAAGTACCTCCTCGCGCTCCCGTCGGTCGTGGACTCCCTCGTCGACATCCACATGTTCCGGGAGATGCGCGACCGCGACCGGGAAACCCTGCGGTCGCTGATCTCGCACGGGTTCGTGGTGGGTTCGACGATCACGGACATTGTGGAGGCGATCCTCGAGGACGGCTTTCACCGGCACCCGCAGGACGGGGAGGACCTGTGAGTGCCTGGTATCGCAGGAAGGGGAGGACATCCATGTCGCAGGAACTCACCCTGTTCGACACCAACGACCACCGCGACCGCAGCACCCCCCGACGCATCCCATCTCCACGCCGCGACACCCACACCACCAACTGGCAACCCGATGATCACCTCATCACCGCCGCACAAGCCGGCCAACTCCACATCCGCAACCTCACCGCCGAAGACAGATCCTGGGTCGTCGCCGGACTCACCGCCCGCGGAGTAACAGCCGAAGACACCGCCACCATGCTCCGATGCTCACTCCGGTTGATCAAACAGATCCGGGCCCATCCGATGACCGCAGTCTCCCACTACGCGCAAACCATCGCCGTGGAGGTGGAGACCACCGTGTCGAAGGAGAAGACGAAGAACCGTGCGCACGCCTACGAACTCGAGAACCTGCGCATGACCGCGGAACGGTACAAGCAGCAGCGGGACAAGCTGATCGACCAGTTGGCGAAGCAGGCCCGCAAAGCGGAGAGGCAGAACGCATGACCATCCTTCCGACATGGCTGTACGACCGAGCTGTCGAACGGTTCGGCCAGGCGTGGATGGACAAGAACGGATACGAGCGGAACGAGCTCGTCACCCCCACCCCCGAGTTCCAGTACTCCGCAGGGGGAGAAGACCCGACCGGGTGCACCGTCCCTATCCGTTATGTGTCGAGAGACGCCCTTGAGGAGTACCCGGTGAACCAGCTTGATGTTGTGCGTCAGCGGCTCAATGAGGGAGGCGGTCAGGATGTATCTCGGTGAAGAACCCCGCACCACACCCCAGGCCGAACCATGCGGCTGGATAGCCCCAGTCGAAGGCACACTGGTCTACTGCCAACGCCCCACCGGCCACCCCGGCATCCACATCTCAGGCGACCTGCCCCCAATCACGTGGACCTCTATCGGCGACGATCGCAGTCACGTCGAGCGGTTGGAGACGGGGATCGCTGCGACTGTGCGGGAGATCGACGAGCTCCGCGCCGAAAACACCCGACTCCGAAAGCTGATCGACGGCGTGGCCGCCGTCCTGGGTGTGCACATCACGATCGGCCCGTAACCGTGAACAAGACGGCCGCCATCGCCAAACTGACCGAGCACACCCACGGCTGGCCCCCAGAACGCAAGGAAGCTCTGATGCTGTCCCTCCAGGCGCAGCACACCCGGAAAGTCATACAGGGCCGATACACACACCCTGCTGAGCTGGCCGCCGCCGCCGACCCCAACTTCGTCATCACCCCCGCAGTGGACGTGATCTCCCGGGCAGTCGAGCGTGTCATCCGAGAGCCACAACGCAACCTGCTGGTGACGATGCCCCCGCAGGAAGGGAAGTCGACCCTGTGCGCCGTGTGGGCACCATTACGCGCCCTCCAGCTGAATCCTGATACCCGCGTCATCGTCACCGCCTACGGAGACTCCCTCGCCGAAGACCACTCACGCGCAGCCAGAGGCTGGATCGAAACCGCCGGCACCGGAGCCGTCGACGCCATCACCGGACAGCCGGTGGAGGACCTCCTCGGGCTGCGCTTGAATCCGGCGTCGACGTCCGTCTCGGCGTGGCAGGTAGCTGGCGGCAAGGGCGGATACAAGGCCGTCGGATTGGGCTCGTCGGTGACCGGCAAGGCCGCCGACCTGCTCATTGTGGACGACCCCTACAAAAACATGCAGGAAGCCGATTCGGTCGCGCACCGCCGCAAGGTGTCCGAATGGTTCAAGTCCGTGGCCCTGACCCGGCTGTCCCCGGATGCGTCCGTGATCGTCATCCAAACACGCTGGCACGAACAGGACCTATCGGGGGAGATCCTCGCCGGAGAACAGGAACTCCCACCCGAGCAACGCACCTGGCGGCACATCAACATCCCCGCCATCTCCGAGGTAGGCATCACCGACGAACTCGGCCGCGCACCCGGCGTCGTCATGGACTCCGCCCGGGGCCGCACCGCAGAGCAGTTCGCGACCCGGCGCCGTCAGGTGGGGGAGCGTGTCTGGTACGCCTTGTACCAAGGCAACCCCACCCCAGCCGAGGGCGGCCTCTTCTCGCGGGCATGGTTCGACACCCATCGCCTCGAGCAGCATCCCGAGCGTTCGACCATGCGGATCGTCGCCGTCGACCCCGCCGAAACCGGAGAAGGCGACGAGGCCGGCATCATCGCCGCCGCCCTACTCCCGGACGGAACAGTCGCGCTCACCCATGACCGGTCCGAGCAGATGACGTCCGACCAGTGGGGGCAGGCCGCGGTGAAGCTGGCGATGGAAACCCACGCCTCCGAGATCGCCATCGAGACCTATACCGCCGGGACCACGTATGTGAATGTGGTGAAGCGTGCGATCAAGGCGTACCGGGACGCGCTCCGCAAGGACTACGACGGCCAGGATGTCGAGACAGCGAAGGCACTCCGCCGTACCGAGGACTTGAAGGTGCATGCGTGGCGGGGGAAGGGTGACGCGGTCGCCCGATCCGCCTTGTTGCGTCAGGCTGTGGAGGTCGGCACATGCCGCGTCGTCACCGACGAGATGACCACACTCGTCGAGCAGGCTGTGACGTGGCAGACCGGGCAGCACCAACCCGACAGGGTCGCAGCCGCCATCATCGCCCACGACCGGCTCATCGCCCGCGGAGGCCGCACCTCCAGCCTCGGCAACCCGACCCGCACCATGCCTACGAGTCCGGCGCCGAACTGGATGACCCGCAAACTCGCATAGCCCAGCGGGTGCACGGTGCGTCTTTACCGTTGCGCGCCATGGACGGTCTCACACTCCTCATCCTCACCCTCTACGTGCTCGCAGTCATGCGAGCTACCCGACTCATCAACGCCGACACCATCCTCGACACCCCACGCATCTACCTGCTGCGCCGGTTCGGCCCCGAGTCGACCCTCGCGTACTTCATCTCCTGCCCCTGGTGCGTGTCCATCTGGATCGCCGGCATCACCGCCCCGTTCGTGCTGTGGGCTGTCGGGCTGCCGTTGTGGGTGTGGCCGCTCCTCGCATTGTCCGCGTCGCACCTGACCGGACTGGCCGCGCAGCTCGACGACAGCGACATGGAAATCGAAATCGAGGACGCCTGATGCGCTACTGGTATGACACCGAATTTCTCGAGGACGGCTCGACCATCGAGCTGATCTCCATCGGCATCGTCGCCGAGGACGGACGCGAGTACTACGCCGTCAACTCCGACATGCCCGTGGACCGGATCTCGAAGTACGACTGGCTCTGCCAGAACGTCATCCCGCACCTGCCCCTCCGAGGCGGCAAACCCAGCAAGAGCTTCGGGTCGCATCGGTGGTCCTGGTCGCTCGACACCACCTCAACTCTGGTGAAGCCGAAGTGGGTCATCGCCAACGAGGTCCGCGAATTCCTCCTCGCGCACACCGACACCGACAGCGAGATCGAGTTGTGGGCCGACTACGGCGCCTACGACCACGTCGCACTCGCCCAACTTTGGGGACGCATGATCCGCCTCCCCAAAGGCCTGCCGATGTTCACCCGCGAATTCCAACAGGCTTGGCGCGACCGCGGCGCACCCGACCTACCCGATCAGGTGGACGGGCAGCACGACGCGCTCGCCGACGCCCGACACCTCAAGGCATCGTTCGACCTCCTGCTCACAATCGAGGACGCATGATCACACTCTGGTGGTCCTTCACTCTCACCGCAGTCGGAGTCACCGGCCTGTTCTTCGTGTACCGCTCCCAGTCACTGACCGGCCCGCTCATCGGCATCGTCGTACAGGTCGCGTGGGTCGCCTATGCCATCGCCACCCGGCAGTGGTGGTTCCTGCTGTCGGCGTTCGCGTACGGCGGCACGAACTTGTACGGCATCGCGAAGCGCCGACGCGCTACTGCGGATCAAGAGACGTGACTGGGCGGCACAGGATGTAACTAGATGGCACGAACCGTTGCACCGTCGGCCACTACCTTCTGGCTGTGGCCCGCAGAGTGAAGATCCGACGCCGCTCCCGATACGGGGAGTCGCTGACCGCTGCCGGTCAGAAAATCACCGACCCCTCCAAGTCCTTCAAATCCTCCATCGGATCATCGGGCTCCAACTGGCAAGAACAAGCCTGGGAGTTCCTCGACAAGGTCGGCGAACTGCGTTACTACGTCGGCTGGCGCTCCGCCTCCGTAGGCCGCTGCCACCTCATCGGCTCCGAAATCGACCCAGTAACTGGACTCCCCACCGGCGCCACCGACAACCCCGTCGTCCAGAGAATCGTCCGCGACATCGCAGGCGGTGTCTCCGGACAATCCCTGATGCTCACACGGCTCGCCGCAGCATTGACTGTCCCCGGTGAAGGATTCGTCGCGATGATCATCCGAGACGGATCATCCGTCGAAACCTATTCGGACGGCTCGCCGCTCTCCGCCGCTGACCGCGACGAGATGGAATTCCAGGAATGGGTCGTCCTTTCCCGCGACGAAATCAAAGCCTCCGGATCCGACGACCTCGAGTTCACCCTCCAAGACAACACCAAACACATGTACGACGAAACCCGCGATGTGCTGTTCCGGGTATGGAATCCACACCCCCGCCGCGCCTCCGAAGCCGACTCCCCAGTCCGCGCAGCCGAAGACGCACTGCTCGAAATCGTCCGCACCACCAAGTCCATCGACAACGCCGGCAAATCCCGCCTCGTCGGCAACGGCATCGTGTTCGTCCCACAGGAAATGTCCCTCCCAGGGCAGGACGCACCCGGCGCCACCCCCATGGCAGGCGACGCCCCCAGCCCGGACTACGGAGTGCCCTACGCGACACCGTCCGCATCACAACAACTCCAGGACCTCCTCTACCAAGTCGGCACCACCGCCTACAAGGACCAGGAGTCGATGGCCGCGTTCATGCCGATCATCGCCTCAGTGCCGGGGGAGTGGACCGACAAGGTCAAGCACGTCAAGTTCGACTCCACGGTCGCCGAAACCTCACTGAAGACCCGCGAGGCAGCGATCCGCCGACTCGCCATGTCCCTTGACGTCGCCCCCGAACAACTCCTCGGATTGGGAACCAGCTCGAATCACTGGAGCGCATGGCTGCTGGCCGAAGAAGACGTCAAGGTCCACGTCGTGCCGGTCCTCAAGACCATCGTCGCGTCGCTGACCCAGTTCATCCTGCGACCGGTCCTCGAACGGGAAGGGATCGACCCGACACAGTTCGTGGTCTGGTACGACACCACACCCTTGACGCAGGACCCGGACAAGAAGGCCGAAGCGCAGTCCGCGCACTCCGTCGGCGCCATCACCTCCAAAGCGTTGCGAGAGTACTCCGGATTCGGTGAAGAGGACGCCTACGACCTCACCACCCCGGACGGGTGGAAACAGTTGGCGAGGGACAAGGCAGCCGCGGACGTCTCCCTGATCCCCACACTCGCGCCACTGCTCGGTGGCGTGGTCGACGACATCCAAGCCCCAGCACAGCCGACCCCAGCGATCGAAACCCCCACATCGCCCGAGGAGCCGGACACCCTCCCCGAATCCGAACCAGCCACACAACCGGACTCCACCGACGAACCCGACACAGTGACCAGCTCCGCCACCGTCATCGCCCTCGTCGACACCTTCACCGCCCGCGCCCTCGAACTCGCCAACAAACGGCGCCGCAACCGCGCCAACGCCGACCACTTCCGAGACATCGAAATGCACCTCGCCCACCGCAACCTCCCCAAAGTCCCCGTCGCCGACGTCCCCAAACTCATCGAAGGCTGGGACACCTCCGTCCCGTGGCCCGCGATCGAACGCCTCGGGTTCGACCGCCGCACCATCACGATGTGGGTAGAGCAGGACGCAGTCGACGAACTGTCAGGAGCGTGACGGATGTACCCGGACAACCTGGCCCGAGCCCTCTCCACGCAACTGGACGCGGAGACAGCGATCTCAGCGTTGACGATGGCAGCGTTCGAAGCGTGGCTGCCGCACGTCCGCGCCGCGGTCCTCCCATCCCTGACCGCAGCTGCTGAACTCCCACCCGACCCCGACCAAGTACCCGCGACCGCCGGATGGTGGGAACTCGCCCTCGACCAGGCCGTGATCTACGGCCTCGGCCTGATCTACGGATACGAACTCCTCGCAGTCCTCACCGCATCCGGCGCCGTGCTCGAAGACATCCTCGAGGAAGAGCCGGATCGGGAACGACCCACCCGACAGGCACCGACCGAGGAACTGCCGAACACGAGCCTCGCACGTCAGGCCCGCAAGATCGTCGCATCCTCCCTCGGCGTCCCCACCTCCGACATCACCGACCTGGACCGGCGCCTCGCCTCCCTCCCGTCGGTGCGGCGGATCCAGTCGGAGTATCTCGGGCAGGTCCGCAACCGCATGGTGAACACACCGGAGGCGGTGTTCCGGGACATCACAGTGCAGCTCGACCAAGCGATCGCCGCCGGTGAAGGGTCCGCGCAGCAGCGGACACGGGTTCAGCAGTTCCTGTCCCCGGCGACTGGGGATTGGACGGGTCGGGCAATGACCGTGGCCCGCACCGAATCAGCCGGCGCTATGTCCCACGCCACGATCGAGGCCGCGACGCTGCGCAATGAGGTCCTGGGGGAGGAGCTCGAATCCACCTGGATTTGCACGCTGGATTCCCGAACACGCAAAAGTCATTTTGCTGCGGACGGGCAGCGGGTGCCCCTCGGGTCCACATTCACGGTCGGCCGATCACAGATGCGTTTCCCTGGGGATCCTCGAGGTCCGGTGGAGGAGTCGGCGAACTGTCGTTGCAGGGTTGCCGTCCTCGCCACCGACGAAGCCCTACCCGGCGAGCAGGACCGGCACACCGAACGCGGCCCCGGCGACTCCACCGTCCGCAACCGCGCCGGATCCCAGGAAGACGAAATCGAACGTCGCGCCGAGGAAGGAAACATCCGGGCGCGCGAGGACCCTGCCGGACTCGGTCGGGTGGCATCCATCAACACGGAGGACGACATGGCAGACGAAGAAACCACCGACATCGTCGACGTCGAGGACACCGACACCGAGGTAGAGGTGGAGGACACGGGCGAAACGTTCCGCACCTTCACCGACTCGATCGTCGCGGTACTCGGCACACCCACCGACGACCGGCGCATCCTCGCCGCCGACATGGACTTCCGATTCCGCGAATTCCCGCTCCCGTTGATGTGGACCAAGCAATCCTCCGGCGGACACTTCGACGCCTACACAGTCGGAGTCATCGAGACCTCACGCGTCGACGGCACCCAAGTGTTGGCCTCCGGCTACCTGCTGAACACCGACGAAGCCGACGAGGCAGCCGGGCAGCTCTCACACGGAGTCACCGGCCCCTCGGTGGACCTCGGCGACGCGGACTGGATCTACACCAACGAGGTCGGGGAACCGATCACCGAAGAGATGTGGGACGAAGCGTACGAATCCGGTGAGGAACTCAAGGTGTTCGAGACGGTCACCAGCGCGAAGCTGATGGGTGTCACCCTCGTCTCCACCCCAGCGTTCGGCGAAACCACCCTGAAGCTGGACTCGGAGCGGGTATCGAAGGACGTCGCAGTCGTCGCGTCCCTCGTCGCGGCAGCGGCACGGCCCGTCGACGACACCTACGACGCCAGCCTGTTCGCCGACCCGAAACTGGAGGGCCCGACGCCGGTCACGTACGACGCGAAGACAGGCCGCATCTACGGGCACCTCGCATGTTTCGGTCAGTGCCACGTCGGGATCACCGATCAGTGTGTCGTCGCGCCGCGGTCGAAGACGGACTACGCGCACTTCCACACATCTCCGCCGGTACTTACCACCGATGGTCGGTTGCCGGTCGGGCGGCTCACCGTAGGTACGGGGCACGCCGGGCCACGCCTCGGTGCCCGCCCAGCCGCCGAGCACTACGACCACACCGGCACATGCTTCGCACTCGTGCGGGTCGGGGAGGATGAGCACGGCATCTGGTTCTCCGGCATCCCACACCCCACAGCGTCGGACGAACAAGTCCGGGCAGGGTTGTCGGCGCCACTGTCCGGGGACTGGCGGACCATCGCCGGAAACCTGGAGCTCGTCGCCGCACTGGCCGTCAATACACCCGGGTTCCCGGTCCTCGTTGCCGGAGCCTCCGACGAAGCGGACCGCCCGACCACGCTGGTGGCCTCCCTCGGCCCCCGTAAGAACCGCCGCCCGGAGGCGGTGCTGTCCCCGTCTCAGGTGGAGGCGTTGGGTCAGGCGGTGGTCCGGCAGATGCGGGCGCAGGAGCGCCGCAACGAGCAGGCGAAGGCCGTACTCGCGGCACAGGATCGCCGCCGTGAGGCACGGTCCCTCATCACCAAGACGATCGGAGCGAAGTAAATGGGATGCGCTTGCGGGAAACGCGCAGGATCCACACTGGCCGGTGGCGGAACGACAGCGAAGTCGTACACCTACAAGGTGACCTTGCCGTCAGGTGAAGAGGCCAGCTACCTCACCCCACTCGAAGCGAAGCGGGAGATCCGCCGGGCGGGGGGCGGCACCATCGTCCGGGTGGCCGACACCCCCACCTGAACCAGCACAACAACGGAATCGTCCCGGCACCCTTTCCCCGGTGCCGGGACGATTCTCGTCCGCCCGGGCTCTGCACCCCGCGGTTCTACTCTCTCGAACCAGACAGCAGGTTGAACCCGGTACGGCTGTGGGCCTCGGGCACTTCCAGCGTCGTGACCTAACCGAAACGACTTGAGGAGTCCCCGTGGACCCGTTCGAACTGCCCGAACAGATGCCGACCGACCTGGCCGCACTGGGCGAACTGCGTGACAAGGCAAACGAAGCATTCGACGAACTGCGCGCCATCGTCGAAGGCGGCGAGGACCTCACCGAGGAACAGCTCGCACAGCTCCGCTCCGTCGCAACGAGCATCACGTCCATCGACACGGCAATCACCGAGGTCGAGACCGCCGAGGCTGCACGCCGCACCGAAGCCCAGGACCTGATCTCTCAGGTCGCCGGAGACACCGACGCTGAGGCTGATGCCGAGGGTGAGGGTGCCGAGGCTGCCGCAGCCGACGAAGACGAGGGCGTGTCCGCTGAGGACGCTGCCGCTGTCGTCGACGAGGCAGAAGCCGCAGCCAACGACGCCGCCTCCGTGGCCGCATCCGGCAAGAAGACCAACTTCTCGGCAGCCGCCACCGGACGCAAGACCAAGGTGCCGGCCACGCAGTCGAAGAAGGAACTCGGCTGGCGGATGGACTCCAACGTGTTCGGCTTCAAGCCGGGCAAGGTCGGGTTCGCTGATCTCGCCGAAGCAGTAGAGGCAGTCCGCCCCGGCAGCCGGGTGCGTTCCAGCCGACCGGTCCGCGGCGGATTCTCCGGACAGACCCTCGGCCGCCTCGACCGCGACATGCCCTTGGTCGAGACCAGCCACGAACTCGTCGCCGCGATCGAGAAGGCCACCGACGAACGGAACCTCCCCAACGGATCCTTGATCGCGGCCGGCGGCTGGTGCGCCCCCTCCGAACAGCTCTACGACTTCTGCGAGGTCCCGCAGGCAACAGACCTCCTGTCGTTGCCGGAGATCGCCATCCGCCGCGGCGGTGTGCGCTGGCCCGTCGAACCGGACCTGTCGGCGATCTTCAACTCGTTCCAGTTCTTCTTCACCGAACCGGAGCTCGAAGCAGTCGACGTCGACGGCAACCCGACGGCGGTCAAGGAATGCGTCGAGATCCCGTGCCCCGACGAGTTCGAGGAACTGCGACTCAACGCCGTGGGCTACTGCGTCAATGCGGGCATCCTGCAGAACCAGGGGTGGCCGGAGCTGATCGAGTGGTTCATGCGCTCGCTCACCCAGGAGCACTTCCGTGCCCTGTCGCGGCGCACTGTGAACGACATGGTGACCGGCTCCACCGCCATCACGATCCCGGTCGACGCGCAGATCGCCGCCGGCAGTTCGGTGCTCAACAGCCTCGCGCTGATGGCAACCAACCTCCGGTTGGACCGTGGTCTGGGGCGTAAAGCCACCATCGAGGGTGTCGCACCGTCGTGGCTGCACGAGGTCATCCGCGCCGACCTCGCCAACCAGCAGGGCACCGACACCAAGGCCGTCACCGACGCCCAGATCGACGGCTGGCTGGCAGCGCGGAACATCGCGCTCCAGTTCGTCGGTGACTGGCAGACCCGCGGTGTGGGCCAGCCCGGCAACCTTCAGACGGTCATCTACCCCGGCACCGTGAACGTGCTGCTCTACCCGGCAGGAACTTGGTTCCGGTCGCTGAGCAACGTCATCGAGCTGGGTGTGATGTACCCGAAGGAACAGCTCCAGGTGAACCGCTACACGCAGTTCTTCACCGAGGACGCCATCGCCGTCGGTAAGCGCTGCAACCAGTCGCTGAACGTGACTGTGCCGATCTGCCCGTCGGGCGCAATCGGGGAACGCCAGACGATTGCCTGCAACACGCCGGTCGTCACTCCCTGATAGGACCGCCCCGGTGACCGGAAGGTCGCCGGGGCTGTGACTCGGAACGGGTGCGGCACGTGAGGCCGTCCCGCACCCGTTCCGGGATCCACCCTCCCGACATCCCCAGGAGCCTGCTGTGACTGCACCGACCTCTCTCCTCCCCGTCGACTACGACGCGCCTCCGGTCAATCCGATCGGGGTCGGGCTGTACTCGGCGGCCACCCTCATCGATGAGACAGGGCCGTCCCGGTTCCTGTCCGGCGGCGTCGAGATCCGGCCCCGCAACTGCGCCACCGGCTGGGGCACCTGGCTCGCAGACCCGTGTGCCACCCCTCCAATGGATGCCCTCAAATCCGGCGACCGCCCCCAGCCCGGTGAACCGTTCGAGCCCCTCGTCATCTGGGGCTACGACGAGTGTGGTCCGCTGGAAGACTTCACCGCCTACGAAGAACGAGCCCTCCAGAACGCACGCTTGCACGAACAAGGTTTGGCCGAAGCGCACTTCGGGGCACGGCTCGCCGCCGATGCGACCCCGACCACGGTGGCCGGCATCGTCGCCGCCGTCGGCGCCCTTGAGGTCGCTCTCGGTGAAGCCGGTTTCTACGGCACCATCCACGCCTCGGCCCGCTTCGCCGCGTTCGCCGCGCAAGCCAACCTGATCATCCGCTCGTCCGGATCCCCGATCCTGCGCACGCCTCTCGGTCACACGTGGGCGTTCGGCGCTGGATACGAGGACACCCTCGGAGCCTCACTGGTGGCGACGGGTCCGGTCACCGTGTGGCGAGACCCTCTGGTGGTCCGGTCCACGCTCGACGAACGGCACAACATCAAGGCTGCGATCGCCGAACGCGGTCTGGTCATCGGCTACGAATGCCTCGTCACAGCCGTCACCGTGGCCGCTGGCGGAGATGACGGCGGTGCCCCGTTCCCCGGTGACGACTTGTTCCCCGCCGGTGACGTATTTCCTGACGAGACTGGAGCGTGATCCCGATGCCCGCAGGAGTGGAGATCGTCATCGAGGACGGTTTCGCCACCGTCACCCCCGACAGCACGCAACGCGGCCACGTGCTCCGAGCGCTGCTCGCCGCTGTCGACCATCCGAGCCTGATCCGCACCGACACATCCGGCACCCGCCGGTCGTACGTTGTGCTCGAGCAGGACGCCCGTGAGGCTGGTCTTCTCGACGAGAAGCCGGTACCAGTGAAGTCTGCCCAAACCAAGAAGCCACCAGCCAAGAAGGCTGCACCCGCCAAGACTGCAGACCAGCCCGAACTCACACAGCCCCCGACGGAGTAACCCGTGGACCTCACTGTCCTCGGCTTCCCTCTGGTCGACACCGGGGCGACCGTGCTCCTCGTCGGCGTGTTCATCGCAGTCGTCACCGACCGTCTCGTCCCGGGAACCCGAATGGACAAGGCGCTCAAGTATCGCGAGGACGAGAACCTCTACCTGCGTGAAGCGCTGTCCGAGTCGCAGAAGCAAGTCTTGCACCTTCTCACGCATGCCGATGGCGGCGCGAGAGTTCTGGAAGCACTACCTCGAGTCCCTGCTGATGGAGGGTCGCCCGATGCGTAGATCGAAACTCGCCGTCGCCGCCGCGCAGGCCGGCGCGGCCGATGCCCGAGAAATCCTCGACGACGTGCGGTCGGCCTGGTCGCTCGTCGACGAGGTGACGGTGCGCCATCAGCGGATCAAGCAGAAGAACCATATCGGTGAGCGTCTCGCCAAACTGTTCGGAGGAGATGCTGATGGAGCGATATAGGTGGCTGACCCGCGGGTTGGATAGGTGGCTTACACCCCGCTATCTCACCGCGGCAGCCGTATTCGCGATCGGGCTACTCCTGTTTCCGATGGCCGGCGCCGAGACCGCCGCAAACATCCTGATCACCTCGCTCGCCGTGTCGCTGTGGATGTTCGTCCTCGGGTACTCCCGCATCCAGTGGACCGAATTCAGCGAAGGCAAGGCTCTGATGGCGGCGATGGTCGCGCTCGCGTCGCTGTGCAGTTTCCTCGCCGTCTATTACTGGACCGGCGGAATCGAGTGGTTCCATCCGATCCGCGGCCTGCTGTATTTGGTGTGCATCCTCGGGGCTTTGAACTTCCTGTTCCTGCTGAGGAAGTGACTGCACCCCGCCGCCCTACTGTGTCGAACTGACGGCCTCACCGTTCCTACACGCATACCGTAAAGGAGCCCGTTGTGGCTGTTTTCCCAGTGGTCAAGGGCACACGCCTGCGGGCCACCAAGGTCAACTCGTGTGGTCTCCCAGTGTCTGGCGCCGCGAACTACGCGGTGACGAACGGCTGGGTGTCCCTCGCAATCTCCCCCGTCATGCAGGAAGCGGAAGAGCTGGAGCAGCGCAACGCGGAAGGCCGCGTCTGTGTTGCCGAGCGCACCCCGCCCGAACGCAAGTACTACAACCTCACCCTGACCCTCTGCCAGGTAAACACGTGCCTGATCACGCTGTTCAACGGCTGGGAGCAGGAACTCGACTGGGAAGGTAACGCCGTTGGTGTCCGTGACCAGCGTCGTGTCGAGTCCGACTACGGTGTCGCGCTCGAGGTGTGGGCCGGCGGTAAGGCCGGGGACGACTGCCCGACCCCGGAGGATGACTCGATCTTCGCGTCGGCGTCGACGGGGAAGTCGTACGGCTACTTCCTGACGTTCGGTACTGAGTTCACGCTCGGTGACATTGAGATCGCGGCGTCGGTCGCGAACTTCACGCTCACCGGCATCACCTTCGCCGGTCCGCAGTGGGGCCGTGGCCCGTGGAACGTTGTCCCCACCGATGCCGCGAACACGCCGGGTCGCCTGCTCACCCCAGTCACGGATGATCAGCATCTGGTCATCCAGCGCACCCCGGTCGCTCCTCCGGAGCCGACCCCGGGCGAGGAATGCTGCCCGCTGGACATCCCGACCATGTTCACCGCACCGGACTACTACTTCGGTGGCCCCGCTGCCGAACCCGCTGCCGACATTGCCGGTGACCCGGCCGTGTGTGTTTCCACCCCTTAGCGGCCGTGCCGGGACCGGATACCTTCCCCGGCGCGGCGCTCTACCCAGGAGGTAACTGAGTATGGCTCTCAATGATTGGCAGAACGGTCAGGCTGGTGGGACACCACTGTCGGCTGAGCGTTTGAACGAGCGGGACGCTGCGATTGTGGCGGCGCAGTCCGCTGTGACGGCGGCAGCGTCGACGGCGGTGTGGGGGTCGGTGTCGGGTAAGCCGTCGACGTTCCCGCCCGTGATCGGCACCACCGCCACCACAGCGCTCGCTGGCAACACCCCAATTCCAGCGGCGGCAACGTGGGCGAACATCAGCGGTAAGCCCGCTGTGGTCGCTGCTGGGGCGGACGCCGCCGCTGCACGTACCGCGATCGGCGCGGGCACCGGCAACTCGAATCTGGCGCTGGGCACCACGGGCACCACGGCGGCGGCGGGCGACCACACGCACACCGCCGCACAGGTCGGGGCGGCCCCTGCCTCGCACACGCACACAGCAGCGCAGGTCAATGTCGCCGCTGATGCCACCAACGGCATCGAGGTGGGCACGCTACAGGCCGCATTGTCAGCGCTCGCTGCGCGTGTCGTCGCACTCGAAACCCCGTAGATCAATTGCACTGCGACGGCCCCGGACCTTGTTGGTTCGGGGCCGTTGTGGAGGAGGACTCCGATCATGGCTTATATACCTTCGCGGGCAGACTGGAAGAACTTGCCGGACCGGTCGACCCCGATCATGGCCGAGAATCTCGAGCATATTGAGCAGGGCATCGTTGATGCTCATGAGGAGCTCGACGGCCGGCTCTCGGAATCGAGCCTTAACGCAACTTATGTGCGGGCATTCCCCGACTCCACTGCGGTGGTCTACGACGGCGAGAACGTGTCCTCCGTGACTGAAGACGGCATCACCACCACCTACACGTACAACCCGGACGGATCGGTGGCGACGGACACCCGCGCTGGAGTGACCCGCACCTACACCTACGACACAGCCGGAAACCTGACCGAGATCGAGGTGCAGTGATGGATCCCGTGACCCTCGGCATGGCGAAGGCTGACGCCCGCCGCAAGTACGTCGACAAGCTGTCGATGTCCACTCCCGCGACCCCGTACCGATTCCTCCTGACCGGAACGCAGGCCATCGAAACGTCTGTGATCGACCGATCCGGCAACGGCGCAGACGCAATCATTCCTGCCGCCACCTACAGCCCCACCGCACTGTGGGCGAACAAGGGGTACATCAGCACCGGAGACGGCACCGGCAAGGGCGTGTGCATCTCCGCAGACAAGACCACGTTCGATCTCGCCACGGACTCGTTGATTCTCGCGTTCACGGTCAACGCTGCGCAGCCCGCCGGCAATCCGCCCCTGATGGGGAACGCCGACGCCTCGACCAGGCAGGGCGTCTACATTTCGGCGCGCAGCACCGGACAGGTGCGGGTCCTGATCACGACCTCCAGCGGGCTCGTGTCGGCCCTGATCATGCCGACCCCGGTCGTGTTCGACGGTACCGATCACCACGTCGTCCTTGCGATCGACGCCCCCACCCGCTCGGTGTTCGTGTTCATCGACGGGCTCCTGGCGGGGTCGTACCCGAACTACTACACGGGCACGACCGCACCGTCATCGACGTGGAACTTCGGCTCGTCCGGAAACGTCATCAACGCCGCGACCACGATGGCGTCCAAGCTCAAGGGTCTGCATCTGATGGTGCTCGAGGATGCCGGATTGCCCTCGAACATCGGGCAGGTGGCCCGCAAGCTGTACGAGAATCCGTCCTCGCCGATCTCGCAGGCCGAGTTCCTGTCCACCTCCAAGTCTGTCCTGATCGCGGTCGGACCCGGCCAGTCGAACGAGGTCGGCTCTGGTCTGTGGCGCTCGTTCAATACCGAGTACGGCTATCCGCTGATCGACCCGGTCGCCCCGAATGGGGCCGCATCGCGGTCGTGGTGGCCCCTGCTGTCCGATCTGCTCGGGCAGCTCGGTGTGTGGACGGACGTGGTCAACACTGCGGTCGGCTCCACCTCGGCGACATCGTCGTGGTGCGGGCACATCCGCGCATGGGTGTCGGGTATCGCGGTGGGCCGCGGCTCCTATGTCCTGTCGGGTGGTGGACTGTGGAAGTGCAACTACCCGGCCGGTACGGCGGGGAACTCGACCGTTGCCCCGACTGGAACATCAGATGTGACCGGTGCGGATTCGGTGCCATGGGTGTACATCGGAGTCCCGGCTGCGCACGAGGTCGAGGGGTACGTCTACAAGGACGGGGATAGTCGGTTCGACCCGAACGGATACTTCGCAGCGGCCACCGCGCAGGTCGCGGGACGCTCGGTCGACTACGACGAGAAGTGGGCGATCATCTCCATCGGCCAGGGCGACAAGACGATGAACGCCCCCCGCGCCAAGTATGCGCAGGCACTCATCAACGCCACCCAGTTCTGGCTGGACCGTGGGTTTAAGGTCGCGTTGGGCTTCACCTGCTACGGCGCGACCACGGGTCTCGAGGACTGGTATCAGAGCGAGTTGATGCCGGGCTGGCAGGATGCGCTCGATCACTTCACGAGCAATCCCGATGTGATTCCCGGTGCGAACCTGCGGACCGCACTGGGTGTACTGCCGGTGCAGCCGAACGAGGGCATCCCCGGATTGAAGGGCGACCAGCTGCACATGAACGACTACGCGTACGCGCTCGCCTCGAAGGCGTGGCGGGACGCTCTGGTCGCTGGCGGCTGGGCCTGAGCCACACCCGCTCGTAACGCATCCCTATAGGTGGCCCGGTAACGCCGCGGCAGGTATTGAGTATGTGATGAGCATGACAACTCAGACGTGCCCCCGATGCAGGCAACACATTGCGATGCGCCACGACGGAACCGAACAGATCACCGACGAGCGAACCAGCCCGTGGGTGTTCGTAGAGCACAACTTCCAGGACCGTCGTGGCGACACCTACATCACCACTCAGTGCCCTGCGACGGGCCGCAACGTGTTCACGGCTCGCGAGAGCTGGTAGCACGCAAACAAAGTGCCCCACCTCTTCGTGAGGTGGGGCGCTTTCAGTCGTCAGGGGAGCGGATCAATGGCTGATCAACTCACGTCCGGTGAAATATCGGGCGTGTGTCTTCTTCAGCATCTTAAGAGATCCACTGGTCAGAGCCACGATCTCCACATCCTTCTCGCGTCCTGCATGCTCCAGTTCGAGGCGACGGCGCATCGCATCCCGACTCGAAGTGGGGCCGTTGAACTCAGTGACCCGACGATCGCGAGTGCGACGATTGAACTCGATGACGAAACTAGGCACTCAGGACACCTCCTCCAGGTCCTCGATCATACGACGGATCTTGTCCATCTGAGCCAGGTGGTCGGCGTGGAGCTGGTCATAATCGCGACGCCTCCGCTCGATCGACTCCAGTGTGATGGCCAGACCTACGTGAAGTTCTGGGTGAGGGCTTTCATCCAGTACGGCCCTCGCCTCTGCCTCCTGCTGGCCATAGCTCAGTTCGTCCCGCTGCGTTTCGATGCGCATGAGCATCTCAGACATGGAGTGCATTATCTCGACGAGTTTCTGGACATTCCTGTTGCTGGGAGCTTCGTCGTATCGGATCCCCCGACCGAATGTGTCTCCCATGCGTTCGTAGGTGTTGGCCCAGGCGCTCTGGCCTTCCGTGCGGATCTGGATTTCGGCGCGACCAGCAGGCACCCGTAGCCATAGGTGGTAGGCGCGGTAGCCGCTGTGTGGGTCTGCGCGAAGGTCCCGGTGACATCGCTCTTCGACCTCGTAGTGCGCTGCGAGTTCGTGCGCGAACGCAGTCTGCTGACTGAGCGTCATATCCGCGTCTACGCGTACGCCGGCAAGGTCCTGAACCTGGTCGAGTGGGATGAGTGGGGGGCGACGTAGCTTCTGGATCAGGGTGTCGATTGTCTTACCGCGAGACGAAACCTCTAGCTCGATGCCCGCGGACGATTCCCAACGGCGGGAGGCGACCTCGTCGGCGATCGTGGCGGCAAGTTCGTGATGCCACAGCATGACGTCGTCGTAGGCGGGGCAATTCTCGGGTGGTACCGAGCCGTCAGCTAAGGCGCGCCCGAGCCTCCCGAGCTTCTTTTTCGACCAGGCTGGAGTGTCCGTTAGCAGCACTGACGCAGCCTATATCCCAGGCGATGGGTGGTGTGGGATAGAGGGGGAACCGATCGTCCGCGCGCTGCGTCCAACCAGACATGGATGCCGAGGACGTACAGATATTGCTGCGGTTCATGGGGATGCTCGAGCACGCCGGGTTGAAGAGTGCGGGCCGGTGCTTCCCGGACTCCGGAGAGTCCCACCGGCCCGCGCATGGAACGCTACCTCGAATCGAACACGCGTGCGACGATAACGGAATGTTGTCGATCGAGCGCGCACCGACTGAGTGTCCGAACGGGCACCCGCTCGGGCCGAACCGTGTCCTCGTTGGATGGGTGCCGTGCACCTGCACGCCGGACGCGACGGGGCATCGCACGTACCAGTGCCGCTTGTGCGACGCCGTGATTGAACGGCCGCCGCACGTCGGTCCGCGGTGGTTCGGGGTGCAGTGGTCTGAGTGACGGCCGCTTACCGCATCGATGCAGTGGCCGATCCGTCCAATGGCTGTTGCGGCGCCAATGGGTCTACCGTGCCAGGTAATACGCAAGCACCATCAATGCGATGGTGATGCCTGTTGCCACCAGGATGACCACATCACCGAGTGGAGATTTGGAATCGTCGAACAGCGGCTCGTCGCGTGTCCATCGCCAATGCTTTGGGGTCACAATCTCAATCAAACCCTTTGGTCTGTTTCGATGTGATCGGTTTGCTTCGGTGATCATCGTTTCGTGGCGACGGTCTGTGCATCCCCCTGCGGGCGCACAGACCGACAACGCTCATGGTCACATGAAATGCCCCTACTGTCTGGATATTTCGAAAGCCCCGCCGTCCCGGTATGAAGTCACGGGGCGGCGGGGCTGGGTTTCACCGCTCGGGGGGTGAACGGTGGAACAGGGTCGCGCGAAACAGGGGGGCGCGCGCGACTATCCCAGACCATACTGCAACTGTGACCTAATTAAAATAGGTTTGGGGCGCATCAAGCGTAGCGCCCCACCTCTTCGTGAGGTGGGGCGCTCTTGCTATTGGGCGTTGGAAAATCAACCGCGAGAGAGCTCTACGACACACGAATCCACAGCCTGGACCCGCTCATCTCCCGGAGAGATCCCCAGAACGTCGCTCGCCTTCGGCCACGACGTCGTGGAGCGTGCGCCACCTGTGGACGAGAACGGCATCGAGTCCTGCACGATCCACACATCCGACCGGTTCTCGAACTTCCCATCCGGCCGCACCGTGGATGCACCGATGAACAGAAGTCCGCCGTCGTCGATCACGGCCGTGTTGTCGAGGATGAGGGTCGAATCGGTGAGGCCAGCCTTGATCCACTCGATCATCCCGGGGTCGGCGGGGGCGCAGCGTGGATCGGTGAAGCGCGCGACCGGTGCTGCCACCGCGGTGGTTGTAGCGGGGGGCGGGGGAGCCTCGGTGGTCGTGGTTGTGGTTGCGGTGGTCGTTGTGGGCGCTGCTGTTGATGTGCTGGTGCTGGTCGGCGCCGTGGTGGTGCGCTCCACCTGCGTAGTCGTGGCCTCCGTTGTGGCCGCCGCAGCAGGTGCCGGCTCTTCCTCCTCTTGAGGGCCGACGATCAACCCGAGCACAATGAGGCCGACGAACACCGCCACAACGCCGCCGAGGACGAGCGGCCAGCGCTTCTTCTTGCCCGATTCAGGCTGAGGATTGGTCATGCCCGGAACATCCCATCCGTCGCATCTTCCGTTACTCCGTGACCTGCCGTAACACCCAGATGGTCTGCACTGCGGATCTCTACCGTGACCACCATGTCCTGCACCTGGCCCATCGACCGGTCCTGCCTCCCCGAGGCAGCGACCCCCGAGGAGCGCGTGAAGCAACGACTCGCTGAGGACCTCGCCGTGTCGGTGCTCTGGGCGCTGTCCGGCCGACAGTTCGGGCAGTGCCCGGTGATCGCACGTCCGTGCCCGCAGGCATGCTCAACGACCAGCGGCACCTATGGTCCTGGCTGGTTCCCGGTGTTCGACGACGGGCAGTGGCGCAACATCACCTGCAACTGCCCCGGCTCCTGCACCGCGTCCGGACCGCGGGTCGTGCACCTGCCCGGACCGGTCGGTGAGATCCTCTCGGTCACGGTCGCTGGGGTCACCCTCGACGAGGCTGCGTACCGGCTCGAGGGTGATCGGTTGTACCGCGTCGACGGCCCGGACTGGCCCAACCAAGACTTGAGCGCCCCGTCAGGGAGTGATGGCACGTGGTCGGTCACCTACACACGTGGCGTGCCCGTACCCGCCGGGGTGGGGGTGCTCGTCGGGTTGCTGACGAAGGAGTTCCTCGCAGCGTGTTCCGGTGGTAAGTGCCGGCTGCCGCGGCGTGTGCAGTCGATGACGCGAAACAACGTCAGCTACCAGATGGTGGACCCGCAAGATATTTACGCCTCCGGTAAGACCGGTCTCTCGGAGATCGACCTGTGGCTCGCCGCAGTCAATCCGACCGCGCTACAGCAAAGGCCGACGGTGCGATGAACGACGTCGACTGTGTCATCAACGCGCTGATCACCGCGCTTCGGGAAGCATTCGCCCCGGGCTCGGAGTATCCGCCGCTCGGCGGCGGTACCGAGCACGTCCGGGTGTTCGCCGGGGACGCGATCCCACTCTCAGCGTGGAACGCACACGCCGAAGGTGGCGACAACTGCGGTGAGCCGTTCCTGTGGGTGCGTCTCGTCCGCCGATACCGGACACAGGCATTCCCGGCCCCGTTCGTCGGTCCGGCTCCGTGCGGGCTGCCGTCTGCGGTCGCGATCGAGGTCGGCGTCGGACGCTGCGCAGTGGTCGAGTTGGAGCCGTCGTGGGATGACTACGCGACCGAGGCGGAGATCGGCATCGACGACTCGTGGCGGATCGACCTCGCCTTGTGTCGGGCCATGTCGAAGATCATGCAGTCCGAATGCGGGTTGAACACTGCGATCGACTCGATCGTGCCCTACGGGCCAGAAGGTGGCGTGGTGGCGTACATCGGCACCGGCTACGTCCAATTGAACGGAGGAGTCTGATATGGCACAGCGCATCACTGTCGAGGGCACGATCACCCCGTCGACGTTCCTGGGGACCGGCGCCCGGCGCACGGTCACCCGGACCGAGTTCGTCGACAAACTGATCTCCAAGGGGTTCATCCGCGTGGTCGCCGACGACGCGGTCGAGTCGCAGCCAGCCCCGAAGGCAGCTGCCGTGGTGGAGGAGATCGACGTGCCTGGACGCAACGAAAGCCGAGACACCTGGGCGAAGTTCCTGACCTTCCAGGAAGTGCCCTTCACCGATGAGCACAGCCGCGATGAGCTGATCGAATTGTGGTACGCCGACCACGGTCAGACCGTTGGCTGACGCACGCTACGAGCTTCACCTCGACCAGGGGCGGCTGGGTCAGCAGGTCCAGCCGATCCTGGCTCGCAAGGCCGCGTCCCTCACGCGCCGGATCTCGGCGCAGGCCAAGACGAACGTCCCGGTCCGCACCGGGTTCCTGGGCCGCTCCATCCAGGAGGACCCGATCGTGTTCTCCGGGCCCTTCCGCGTGACGACTGGTGTTACGGCGACCGCGGACTATGCGGCGGCGGTGCATGACGGGACACGTCCGCACGTGATCCGGGCGCGTAACGGGCAGTACTTGAAGTTCCCCGGCAGCAACGGTCAGCCTGTGTTCGTCCGGTCGGTGAATCATCCGGGGACTAGGCCGCGTCCGTTCTTGCGTAACGCGGTCGAGCAGGTGCTGCGCGCCGATGGACTCGCCTGATCGGTGCACGGTCCGTCTCTAGCCTGCCGGTGTTACCTGCTGGCACTACCAAGGACGGCCTCCATGACTGCATTTTCTGACGACCCCGCCAAGATCGCCCGCGACGAGGCGGATCTCGCCGAACGTAAGCGCAAGCTCGGGCTGGAGAAGTCCGACGCTCCTGAGGTGATCGACCTCGACGAGTCCGGGGAGGTTGCTCCCGCTGCCTCTGCTGTGGCGGTCGCGGAGAAGGAACCGTGGGCGCACGAGCTCCTCACCGACTTCTACGGTGAGGACTGGGAAGTCCGTAAGCCGACCGAGCAAGCCCTCGCCGGATTCGCATTGGCCGCCGGCAAGTACGTCCCGCAGAAGCTGCAGAACGACCTCGTGGGGTTGTTCATTCGCAACCACATGTCGGAAGAGTCTCACGAGCACATGTACGAGCGGCTGATGGACCCTGACGATGCGTCGTTCACCCCGGCTACTCTCGGTGAGATGATGCGCGAGATCGCCCTGTTGGGCCGTGATGAACTCAAGTCGGTGGAGTCATGAGCGCCGAGGACGACCTCGGCAAGATGATCTCCTCGATCGTCTCCGATGAGACAGCGGACCGGGCGACGGTGCTGGCCGGTGGCATCACCCTCGGCACCATGCTCGCCGGTGTCTACCGTGGCCTGACTCAGGGCGGTATGCCTTCCGGCGCTGCTCTGGAGGTCGTCAAGACGGTTGCGGCTGCAGGTATTCAGAAGAAATAGCGCTGCACCGCCGCTCTCTAGCCTGACCGTGTGACGGCACCCAGCGGCTCCATCGGAATCGGCATCACCATCGATGCCGGGGATCTCTCCACCGAGATCACCCAGGCTGTGCAGTCCGCCATGTCCGGGGTCCTCAGCACCGTCCGGTCCAGCATGACGCAGGTCGAGGGCGCCATCAGCGGAATCGACACATCCGGCTTCAACCAGGTCGCACAAGCAGCGCAACAGGCCGCGCAACAGGCCCAGCAAGCAGCGCAGCAGTCGACGAACTCGATGAACCAGGCCACCCAGCAGGTCGGCGACACCGCTACCCGGGCAGCACGATCGGCGAACACGGCGATGTCCCGGATCGACGCCACCGCCATTCAGCGGATCGCCGCCGGGGCCGATGACGCGATGGATCACCTCCAGCAGCTGGACCGTTGGCAGCTCCAGGCCCTGACCCAGGAAGTGAACCGGGCCGGGCAGAACATCGGCAACGAGATCGGCGCCGGCGCCTCCCAGGCAGAACGCTCCCTGGGGCAGCTCGATGCTGCCTCGCTGGAGCGTCTGCTCCGGCAGATCCGGGACGTCGAGCAGGGCGTCGGTGAGATCGACGACGAGACGGACCAGGCTGCCTCCGCGTTCGACCGGTTCGGTGCCGCCGGGGACGGCCTCGTCGGCAAACTCGCCGGGGTGGCGGGCGGGCTCGTCGCGATCGGTGGCGCGATGGACATCGCGATGGGCGCCATCGAGGGCAAGGAGATGAACAACAAGCTCGCCGCCCAGCTCAACATGGACCCGGAGGAGGCCGCGAAGGCCGGCCGGATCGCGGGTGGTCTGTTCCGTGACGGGTACGGCGAGTCGATGGAAGGCGTCAACGACGCCATCGGTGGCGTCGTGTCCTCCCTCGGAAACATGACGGACATGTCCGAGCAGGAGATCGCTGGTCTCACGGAGTCCGCGCTCGGTCTGTCGAAGGCATTCGAGGTCGACGTCGGGCAGTCCGCGCAGACGGCGAACATGATGATTCGCAACGGCCTGGCGAAGGACGGGGCCGAGGCTTTCGATCTGATCACTGCCGCGATGCAGGGCGTTCCGGCGATGGCGCGGGACGAGATCTTCCCGGTCATGGACGAGTACGCCACGTACTTCCAGTCCCTCGGGTTCGACGGCACCGAGGCCATGGGCATGATCGTCAATGCGTCGCAGAACGGCGCCATCGGCATGGACAAGGCCGGGGACGCGCTCAAGGAGTTCGGCATCCGCGCTACCGACCTCGGGGACACCGGGGCCATGGAAGCGCTGGAGGGTATGGGCTTCGTCGCCTCCGACATGGCTAACGCTCTGCTGGCAGGTGGAGACACCGCGCAGGAAGCCTTCCAGAAGATCGTCGGTGGTCTGCAGGGGATCGAGGACCCGGCGGCGCAGGCAGCAGCGGCGACCGCGTTGTTCGGTACGCCGCTGGAGGACCTCGACAAGACGAAGATTCCCAACTTCCTCGCGGGCCTGTCCAACGCGGACTCTGCTCTCGGTGATGTGTCCGGGCGTGCGCAGGAGATGGGGGACACCCTCCAGTCCGGGCCCGGTGTGGCACTGGAGAAGCTCACCCGTCAGATCAAGGGGGAACTGACGGACGCCCTGTTGGCGGTGGTCGGGTACTTCCAGGAGAACCAGGACGTCGCCAAGATTCTCGGCGGTGCCCTCCTCGGACTTGTCGGTGCCTACGCTGCCGTCCGGACAGCATCCGCGCTCAACTCCATCGCCCTCGGTATCCAGACCGCGGCGACCGGGGCGAGCACAGCGTCTATCGCAGCCAACCGTCTCGCCATGGGTGCGGCTGCGATCGCGTCCGGTGTGATGCGTGGCGCGCAGCTCGCTGGTGCCGCCGCGACCGGGATCGCCACAGCCGCGCAGTGGGCGTTCAATGCCGCGATCTCCGCCAACCCGATCACCCTGATCGTCATCGCGATCGCCGCGCTGGTGGCCGGCCTCGTCCTGTTCTTCACCAAGACGGAGCTGGGCCAGCAGATATGGCAGGGCTTCGTCGACTTCCTGTCCTCCTCGTGGGAGACGATCAAGGGCGCGTTCCAGGCGGCGTGGGACTTCATCTCCCCGATCCTGCAGAGCATCTGGGACTTCGTCTCCACGTTCCTGGTCGGAGCGTTCAACGCGCTTGTCGGGGTCGTGACCACGGTGTTCGACACCATCGGCGCGGTCATCTCGGCGGTGTGGAACAACGTCATATCGCCGATCTTCAACTTCTGGCACACGATGATCACCGGAGTCTTGATCCCGATCATCATGTTCCTGTGGAACTCGGTGATCGCTCCCGCGTTCAACGGGATCGGGTCGATCATCTCCACCGTGTGGAACACGGTCATCAACGTCATCTTCACGGCGTTCCGTGCCGGGATGGACGCCATCGGCGTGGCGGCGAACTGGCTGTGGAACAACGTCATCATGCCGGTGTGGAACGGCATCGCCTCCACGATCTCGTTCGTCTGGACCAACCTGATCATGCCGGTGTTCGACGGCATCAAGGCTGGGATGTTCGCGATCGGTGATGCCGCGACGTGGTTGTGGCACAACGTCATCACCCCGGTCTGGACCGGGATCGGGGACGCGATCCGGTGGGTGATCGACAACGTCATCAAACCGGCGTGGGATGGGATGAAGTCTGCGCTGCAGTCGGTCGGAGACTTCTTCGGGACCGTAGTCGGTGGAATCAGGACAGTCTGGGATGGGCTTCGGAGCATCCTCGCGAAGCCGATCAACTTCATGATCAACACCGTGTACCGGGACGGCATCCAGAAGGCATGGAACGCGATCGCCGGTTTCATCCCGAACCTAGAACCCGCCCCGGACATCGCGCCGATCCCAGAGCACGCGACCGGTGGCCCGATCCGCGGTCCCGGCACCGGTACGTCCGACGACGTGCTGATGTGGGGCTCCAACGGCGAGCACATGGTCACCGCCAAGGAAGTCATGCGCGCCGGCGGCCACAACGTCCTGTACGCGATCCGCGACATGATCGCCCGCGGTATCCCCTTCGAGTGGGACGGCGGTCGGGTCGTCTCCAAGGTCGGCGAGAACAACATGTCCCGCTACGGCGCAGCGGTGCAACGTCAGGGGTTCGGCAACGTGAACCCCGAAGGACTGTTCGACGCACTCCTGCCCGGCTACAAGGATGGCGGTGCGATCGTCCTCGAGCCGTGGATGCTGCAGCTCGCCGAAGGCCACAAGTTCGCGCAATCCCAATCCGGCAAGCCCTACCAGTGGGCGGGACCGTCCGGCCTCGGAAGCTCGTTCGACTGCTCCGGGTACATGGCCTCCATCGCCGCAGCAATCCTCGGTGGCAACGTGTGGCAGAGGTACTGGTACACCGGATCGTTCGGACGTGGTCAGGGGCCGGGCGGTCCGCAGGGCTTCGTCCCCGGCGTCGATGCGGGATTCTCCATCGGCGTCACCGACGACCCGGGCGGACCGGGTGGTGGCCACACCGCCGGTGTGCTCGGCGCAGTGCCCGGCATGTTCCCCGTGACCCGTGTCGAATCCTCGGGCAGTGGCGGTGTGCAGTACGGCGCCGGCCCGGACGTGATGTCGTTCCTCGGCCAGTACCACCTCCCGATCGGAGCCAACGGATTCTTCCAGCCCGGCATCGGGGGAACGGTCGGCCCGTCCCCGGACGAACAGCGCTCGTTCCTTGTGGACAAGGTGCACGACGTGCTCACGTCGATCACCGATCCGATCAAAGGACTGTTCGCCTCGAAGGTGGGAACACCTCCGCCGGAGTGGTACGCGGTGCCCCCGAAGTTCCTCGACGGCGGGGTCGACGCGATCACCGACGGCGCGGCAGTCGTGATCGACGGTCTCGGTGGCCTGCTCTCGTCGGCCTGGTCGTCGGCGAAGAGCATCGGCGGGAACGTCCTTGACGCACTCAACCCGTTCGACTCCGGCGGCATGGCACGCGGTATCGGCTTCATGCCGAAGAACATCATTGCGCCGGAGCGGGTGCTGTCGCCGGAGCAGACCAAGCTGTTCGAGATCCTGGTGACGTCCCTCCAGGCCCTGTCGAAGGGCGACTATGACGGCGGTCTGAGCAGGGTCGGGATCGAAGAGGACTCGGCGATCGTCGACGCTGCGCTCACCATGCAGGAGGTCGCCACCTCGGTGGACGCGCTGGTGAACAAGGGCGACTACGACGGGACGATGGCTCGGTTCGGTATCGAGGAAGACCACGGGATCGTCGACGCGGTGCTGTCGGTGCGTGAAGTCGCCGCCTCGATTGACACCCTGGTGCGGGACGGCGACTACGACGGCACGATGGCCCGGTTCGGTATCCAGGAGGATCACCCGGTCATCGACGCGGTGCTGGACGTGAGGGACGCCGTGGTGGCGCTGGACGAGAACGCGGTCAAGGTCGCCACGGACACCATCGAAGCGTTGGGCAACAGTGCCTCCAAGGTCGCGGTGGATCTGATCGAGGCTCTCGGTCCTTCTCCCCGGGAGAAGATCGAGCAGGTCAGTCCGGACCTTATGAACTTCCTCGATGACCTGCGTGAGGAGTTCAACGAGCAGGGTGAGCTGATCTCGTCGACCGAGTCGCAGGCCCGCCGTAGCCAGTCCTCCCATGCGCAGGTCCTCGCCGAGCAGTACCGGCAGCTCGAGGACCAGGTGCTGGATGTCTCCAACCGGCTGTCCTCCGGGGTCCTCGGTCCGGTGGTGCAGACGGCGATGCAGTCCGCCCTCGGGGTGGTCAACAAAGCTCTGGTGGCGGCGACCGAGGATGTCACCGCCGCGCAGGGTGAGACCACCGAGGCGGTCAAGGGGATCGACACGGCCGGGGACGACCCGGAACCTCCGTTCGGTGCGCCCGGCTCCGCGTTCGATCTGGCAGCGGAGTTGTCCGACATGGTGGTGTCGGTCGCGAACACCGCCTCGGACGCCCTCATGCAGGTCGGCATGGACATCGCGAAGGCAGCGTTGGAGCAGCAGAAGTCCGAGGTCGACAATCCTCGCGGTGTGCTCGGCGACGAGGACAACTCCGGCGGCACCCTGATCGACACCATCGTCCGGCTCACCGGTGTGGAGATCCAGATCCGGGACACCATCTACGCGGTCGCAGAGGATGTGAAGGCGTTCCGGGGTGACCAGTTCCAAACGTTCGACGAGACCGGACAGTTGCTCTCGGACACCGCCTCGATGCTGGAGCGGTCCGCCTCGAGCACGGACATGGTGCTCGCGGAGCAGAACCGCATCAACCGTGAACTGATGAAGTCGGTGATGCGGTACCTGATGGTGAATGTCCTCTTGCCGGTCCTGTCTGCACTGTTGACGGCGCTGATCACCATCGCGGTCACTCTGGTGGCTGCGGCTATCGGCGCGATGATTGCCGGCCCCATCGGTTTGGCGATCGGCGCAGCGTTGGGTGCCGTGGTCGGGTTGGCGTTGTCGGCGGTGGCGGCCGGGGTCATCGGGTCGGTGGGTCTCGGCGCAGCTGCCGCTATCGACTCGTTCGATGAGGGTGGTGTCGCGAACGGGATCGGCATCATGCCGAAGAACACGATCGCCCCGGAGCGTGTGCTCTCCCCGCGTCAGACCGCGTCGTTCGATCGGTTGGTGGATTTGCTCGACGCCCGCGGTATCGGCGGTGGCGGCAACAAGTCGGTGCACGTCGGGTCGGTAAATGTCCACGGTACTCAGGCGGCGGAAAAGTCCGCCGATCACCTCCTGTCCCTGCTGAACAGTTAGGAGTCCGATGTTCCGCGGATGGCTAGAGCTGAACGGGCAGGAGCTGTCCAACTCGTCGCGCCTGGTGTCGCACCTGCAGCGCAGCGCCCCGGTGAGTGATGACCAGATCGGGATGCAGATGCCGTGCGCGTGCGACATCACGGTGCCGTACGACGACACGTGGCCCGGCCTGATCGACGTCCTCAACAACGGCCCGTACACGCTGGACAATGCCCCGTGGTACGACGCATCCCGCCCGGAGTCACTCGAGTTCGCTGGGGTGTGGCTGCTGGATGTGCAGGGGATGGACACGGTGCCGGTGCAGCGGGACATCTCGCAGGCCATCTGCGCGGGTGGTGTCGCATCGTGGGCGCGGGACACCTCCCGGAACCTGTCCTTCTCGGCGTTGATCGTGTCGTGCACCAACGCCGGCGCCCGGTACGGGCTGAACTGGCTGTCCTGTGTTCTGAGGCAGGGCAACATCCGGGGTGGTGTGGATCTGGCGTTTTACCGGGCGCATCCGGATGACACGTCCGCGTCCCCGGCGTCGTTGTATCGGACCTCGTTCGGGACGGTGCTCACCTCCGCCCCGACGGTGTCGGACTACGCGGGTAAGGGCGGCTCCAATCGGCACCGGCAGGCCTCGATCTTCCGGGTGGACTGGGAGATGGCGTGCACCAACCCGTACCTGTACGGGGCCACGACGACGTCGGTGGTCGGGTGGGACACGACGGTGGAGGAGTCGATCACGTGGGCGCACGCCCCGGACTGTGACGACATGGGCAGTTGCGATCTGCCGACGATCTACAACGCGGAGTGTGCGCCGCCGGTCATCAATCTGGAGCCTGCGCAGATCCCTGTGTGCGGTGGCTGTTTGCCGTTGTGCTCGATCGAACGGCGGACGTGGCAGCTGACCGGGGATGTGGCGACGGCATGCGATGAGACGACGGTGTCCATCCGGGTGAACAACACCTCGGAGACCGAACCGTTGACGGTGAACTTCTTCTGGCGTCCGTGCGGGTCGGATGAGGCGTGCGATCGGGTGTATCCGCTGACGGTGTCCGGGTTGCCGGCGGGGATGACGGTGGTGGCGGACTCGATCACGGGTCGTCCGTACATCGACAACAACGGTCAGAGGCAGCGTCAGGTCGGGATTATCACCACGCCGACGGGTGCACCGTGGCAGGCAACAATGCTGGACACGATGTTGTGCTGGGAGCTGGTCGCCGAGTCCGCTCCGGGTGCGGAGTACACGGTGATTGTCGAGATGAGGGGCAGGGACTCGTGAACATTCCGATGGGGATGGAGGCGACGGCTGAGGTCGAGAAGTCCTCCGATCCTGATCTGTGGGCCGAAGCGATGGCGACGCAAGACGACGACGAGGGTGGTAACTGATGCCTGCCGGTGTGGCCGTATATACGGCGAATGAAGTGTTGGACTGGCTACGCGGCGAGGCTCCCGCACCGGTCCCCGGCCTGTACGTGAAGTTGCATACCGACAACCCCGGAGCGAATGGGACGACGTTCCCGTCGGCGGTAACCACGCGTCGGCAGGCAACGATGAACGCCGCAGCCGGCGGGTCGATCACGCTCAATGCGATGTCGGGGTCTTGGGCGATGACGACGGCGGAGACCATCACACACATCTCGGTGTGGGATGCCACGACCGCCGGGAACTTCCTGATCTCCGCGCAGCTCACCACCCCGCGCTCCGTGGCTAACGGTGACACGTTGACCATGACTTCCCTCGTTATCGGCAACACTCCGATCGCCGCCTGACCCACGACCAGCACAGAAGGGAGGCGGTGAGCTGTGTCGTCAATGGGCATGGACAAGTCCGGGTCCCAGGCGACCACCCAGAACACGTGGAACAAGCTCACCGGCTTCGTTGTTCGACCCGGGTACCCGGATACGGTCATCTCCGACAGCACGTTGGTGATGAACGCGCCCGGTGTCGGGGACATCGCGTTCTCCGGCACCGTGCAGCTCACGGGCGACGTCCAGCAGTTCCGGGTCGTCCGCAACGGATCGGAAGTCCTCGGCTCTCCGGCCAACCAGGACGCTATCGGCACCGTGCCCGGGGTGTCCGTGTCCGCCGGGGACACCCTCGAACTCCAGTACCAAACGAACTCGCTGTTCACGCAGCGGCGCAACGTCACGGGCGGGTACCTCACGTTCGACCAAACGACGCAGGATCATCCGGCGTCGGGCTCCCCGGAGATCGGCTGGTTCACGCAGACCGCCGCCGAGGTGGAGCGGCACGTCGGTGCCGAGGCAGACATCGGCTGGTCGGCCACCGCCGGGCTGGGCCTGGACAACACAATCGACGCGCCCGCCGACATCGGCTGGTCCGTAGACGCGGACTTCTACCACGGAGGGGAGAAGTTCCTCGGCGCCGCGCCGGTCATCGGCTGGTCCGCAGAAGCGGAGACGGCGCACGGTGTGGCGCGCTACTTCGACGTCGAGACCGACATCGGCTGGGCCGTCGAGGCGGAGCTCGAGCACATCCGGAAGGTGGAGCCTCCCGGTGTCCTGTGGGAGACCACCACCGTCTCTATTCACACCCGCGACGGGCGAGTCCTCGGAGCGCTGCTGTGCAACGGACTCGAAGGCATCATCTGGGGTCGGGAGCGGCTGGAGGTGTCCACCTGCGATATCACCGCGCTGACCCAGGCGGACCCGGAGTTGATGGAGGACATCCGGCCGTGGGTGCACTGGGTGACGGTCTGGTACTCAGACCGGCCCGTGTGGTCAGGGCCCATCCAGAAGGCCACGCTCGGCCGGACACTCACCACGATCACAGCGAAAGACCCGTCGACGTTCATGTGGCGGACCCGGGTGCCGGTCACCCGGACGTGGGCGGACACAGACCCGACGTCCATCGCGGACTCGGCGGTGCGATCGATGAACGAGTTGCATCAGCTGACAGCGGCGCCGGTGGTCATTCCGGCGGTGTCGCAGGCGTTCACCTATTCGGCGACTGCGGACTCGCGGATGATGCACCAGATGTTCGACGACCTGGTGAAGCTGGGTTTGGAGTGGACTGTGCACGCAGGCCGGTTCATCCTCGGGCCGTTCACGCGGGAGCCGATCGCGGAGCTGTACGAATGCGATTTCCTGGTGGAGATCCAGCGGTTGCGGGATGGCACGGCGACGTTCAACGACGTGCGGGTGCAGGGGCAGAACTGGGCGCAGACGGCGACGGCACCTTTGGCCGGATTGCGGCTGCAAACTCTGGTGTCGCTCGATGACGTGTTCGGCGTGTCCAACATTCAGCGGGCTGCGCAGTTGTACGCGGAGGACGTCGCGTCCATCCGCGATGTGCTGGTCATCCCGTCCGGTGCGTCGCTGCATCCGGAGGCGGACATCGACCTCGACGATCTGATCCCGGGCCGGGTGGTGCGGGTCAATGCAGCTGGGGTCTCGAATTTGATGATGATCGACCAGATGCAGGTGTCCGCGACCCCGGCGTCGTTCGATGTCACCCTCACCCTGATCTCGATGGAGAACAAGACAGAATTGGCGGAGTTGGCATGACAGGTACAGCGAAGGTCAAACCGGCGAAGGACGACGCGGAGTGGGCTCGGAACACGCAGCGTCGGCTCGAGCAGGTGGAGCATCCGGCATCGTCGCGGATCGGGAACTGGGTGCTGTCCACAGACTCGGACACCGGTGATCTGATCGCCTCCAACGTCAACGGCGGGTCGGTGGTGATCGCCAACGAACCGGAGGACGGCGGGGATGCGGATGTCGTGGCGTCGGGGTGGTCGCATCTGAAGGTGTCCCGGCAGAACCCGCAGACCCTGTCCGCGGGCAACCACATCCCCATCGAGTGGGACACGGTGGACACCTCGACCGACGACTGGAACGTGGCGACTGGTTCGTCGACGCTGGTGTTCCCGGATTCCGGTATCTGGTTGATGACCTACAACGTCCGGTATGGGCTGAACTCCGCCGTGGCCGCTACGGGGCGCATCTATCTCGACGGTTCCCCTGTGGTGTCGGGCCGGCATCAACCGTCCGGGACGGCGTCTGAGCCGACGATCCTGTGTTCTTCGACGTTCTCGGTCTCTGCCGGGTCGGAGTTGTACTGCACGGCGTGGTTGTCCGGTGGTGGCAACTACACGGTGGGTCCGTCGAACACTGTTCCGTCCGATGTCACTTCCCTGTCCCTGCTCCGTCTACCGATCGGAACGTGACCATGGCGCAAGTCTGTGTTTCTCGAAATCTGGACATCTCTACCGGCGAGCTGGCCATCCAACCGTGGTCGGTGCCCCGGCATGTGTACGACCAGTCGTTCGCCTCCGTCGGCAACGGGCCTTTCACCGCGCAAACCAACCTGCCGGGCAAGTTGATGATCGACTCCGGGGTGCAATCGTGGACGAACACGTCGCCGCTGCCCGCGCAGATCCTCCTGCGGGTGCAGCGCGGCAGCCGGTACTTCACAGTGTCCGCTCCCAACCTGGTGCAGATCCGGGACCGGTGGACCACCTCCATCGGCAGCAGCGATCCCCGCACCCCGGACGTGTCGAACCAGTACCAGGGCGCGTCCGGCGGCGGTGTGGACATGTCCACCCGAACCACCACGCTGCCGTGGGCCGGTCTCGCGTGGATCTGGGACGACGCCATGATCACCGAGGACTGGTTCGGTCCGATCCCGCCGGGGGAGGACTTCAAATTCTGGTACCGCTGCACCCTGTGGACACCACCGCCGTGGTCGAACAACGCCAACGGTGGTGTCCCCTTGCATGAGTGCACGCTCGACCCGGTGCGTATCCAGTTGATGGTGTTCCCGGTCCAGGATGAGGAGGTGATGGGCTGATGTCCCTACGCGTCTGCACAGCAGAGTTCATGCTCTCGACGTCGAAAGGCACCGGGTTCGCGCCGTCTTGGCTGCCGAGTCTCCTCGCGGAACGCATGGCCACGTCCGGACGCGACGGCCAAGTCGACCGGGCGCCCGACGGTGTCCCGTTCATCGACACGGACATCCTGTGGACCAACACGTCCGACGACCCGATGCACCTGCACATGAGCGTCCATCGGGCGTCCCGATCCTTGGTCACGTCCAACCCGAACACGGTCACGATCGACGACGCGTACAGCTTCGACGTGGCAGTGTCCCCGTCGGCTCCGCTGGCCGCGGTCACGGACAACGGGTTCGGTGCGCGGCTCAAGGCGAACCGCTCGACGTCGACGTCGGTCTTGTTCGGCCGGTTCTTCCGGGACATCCCGGACTGGGTGACCAACGTGGACATCGGGCTGATCGAACCGGGGGAGACGGTGCACTTCCGGTACCGGGCGTTGTTCTCCACGCCGGGGCAGTGGCGGACCGGGTCCTCAGCCCGGCACGAAATGTATGCGCGCTGGTGCAGGCTGCGCCTGTGGGGCGCGCCGTGGGTGGAGGGGAGTATCTGATGACCGAACCGATCGTGGTCCCGTGCGTGGATCCGGACGACTTCACGATGGTCGACGGCACCCACATCCGGCCGAGGGATCATCTCCAGTGGCGGCACGTCGCCACCAACTACGCCAACGCGGTCACGAGGGCGTTCGACCCGAACGACGGCACCGCGAAGGATGTGGCGGTGCACTCGCTCAACGCGCAGTGGACCAACGACACCCCGCTGGCCCAGAACGTGTACGCCCTGATGACCCGGGGCGGGACGAAGATGATCATGCAGGCGCAGTCCCGGGCCTACATTCGGACCAACATCGGACAGGTCGTCGGCGTGGCTCCAGCGGACCCGACAGCGTCGACGACGATATCGAGGTTCGGGGTCGGCTACTCGCGCGGTGTCACCGCCGCGAACGAGGCGTACTACGGCATCCTCGAGGTGCGGATGGGTGAGCGCACATTGCTGGTCGGGGACACGCTGCTGGTGCAGCCCGGGGAGACGTTCAAGGTGTCCGCCGCGCTCCGATTCATCTCCGAGCACTGGGAGTCGCTGCCAATCCACAACGGGGATACGGAGACGGAATCCGAGTTCAACTCGGGAGCGACCCAGTTCGACATCTTCACGTACCCGGCCATTAGCTAGGGTGCCGGCCGTGGCCTCACATACACCTCCCGCTGCGTCTCCTGCCTTCGAGGCACCGACGGGGTTCGACGATCTGATCTCCCAGGTCGAGGACATCCTCGAGGGCGGCGATCGGTGGCACACCATCACCGTCGAAGGCGCGACACTGCGGGTCCGCAAACCGCAGCCGACCGCGATCAAAGCGCTCAACGCCGCAACCGGGAAAGGGTCGTCAGCGGAGCTCCGGAAGGACTCGATGACCCTGTTCGTGCAGCATCACCTGCACCCGGCCGACTGGGAAATGATCCTTGTCTGGATGGTGGATCCGGAGCAGTCGTTCTCCGCGGCCTCGCTGGGAGAGGTGATGCGGCGGATAGCAACGCTGGGCACCGCCCGCCCTACCGTGCGGTCGTCTCGCTGGCGCAGGCGACGGGGCATTACTGGCGGACGATCCGGGCGAAGCTGATCCTGGCGGGGATTACGGATCCGCTGCGGGAGCTGCCGGATCTACACGCTCTGTTGGATGTGGTGGAGGCGTCGGCGACTGAGCAGATGTCGACGGAGGATCGGGACAAGTTCAACTTCCAGATGTACCGGCCGGATCCGTCGGAGAAGCCGGTCGGGTTCGAGGAGGATGAGCAACTCGACGCGTTCGCTGCGTTCGAGGCAGTGGCCGGCGGGCTGAAATAGTCTGCACGGTGCGTCCCTACCGTATGCGTCATGGCTGGTAAACGGGACTTCTATGCACGCGAGGTGCTCCGCGCTGGCCGCGACCTCGGCATCACCCGGCAGGGAATCATCATCGGATTCGCCACGGTCTCGGTCGAATGCGACTGGATCATGCACGCCAACCGCGCGGACCCCGAATCGCTCGAGTACCCGCACGAGCGGATCGGGAAGGACTCGAAATCGTCCGGCCTCTTTCAGCAGCAGCCGCCGTGGTGGGGCACGGTCGCGCAGCGGATGGACCCGTACCAATCTGCGGTGCTGTTCTTCACCGAGCTGAGGAAACTCCCGTACGACACCGGTGCACGGTCGCCTGGCTGGTACGCGCAGGCGGTCCAACGCTCCTCGTTCCCGGATCGGTACGACACCCGCATCGGCGAGGCGACCGCACTCTACGAACACATCACCTCCACCGAGACGGAAGGGGCCATGGTGCCCGCGTACACGATGAACGAAATCGACCTCACCGGGTCGCACAGCTCGCACAGCTCCCGCAACGGGGCTCGCCCGTGGCTGTTCGTGCTGCACACCCAGGAGGGCAACGGCACCGCGGAGTCATTGCACAACTACTTCAAGGTCGCGCAGGTCTCCTACCACTACACCGTCGACAACAAGACCCTGATCGGATCGGTCAACACCGACCGAGCGGCCTGGTCGGTGCTCGATGCGAACCCGTACACCCTCAACCTGTGCTTTGCCGGGTCCCGCGCGGGGCAGTCCCGGCAGGAGTGGCTCGACCGGTTCGGCAATGCCATCGATCTCGCTGCGCAGGTAGCGGTCCGGGACAGCATCCAGTACGGCATCGAGATCCGGGTCCTGGGGCAGGATTACGACAAGATCGCGCGGAAGGTCCAGGGCGTGTGCGATCACTCCGGGATCACGTACGGGCTCAAGATCGGCAACCACACCGACGTCGGCCCGAACTTCCCGTGGGACGTCTTCGAGGAGCGCGTCCACCACTGGGCGAGCGGAGAGATGCCCGCGGTCCCGGAGCCGTTGGTCAACGCCGTCGACGTCGAGGCGGATGCGAACCCGTGGCTGGGCGAGCGGATCACCGCAGGGGAAGGTGAAGCGGTCGACGGCGGGAAGTACGCCCACTTCGAGCACGGCTCGGTCTACTGGCATCCGTCCACCGGGGCCTGGGCCATTCCCGCGGCGATCATGGAGCCGTACGAAGCGCTGCGGTGGGAACAGTCCTACGTCGGCTTCCCGGTAGGACGCCACACGGAGCTGCCGGACGGTGTGGTGCAGGGCTTCCAGGGTGGAGCGATCTACCGGAAGAACGGCTACGGCGGGCACGTCGTCACGGGGATGATCCGCGCATTCTGGGATCGATCCGGCTACGAGAACGGTCGGTTCGGATGGCCCATCTCAGACGAGATCTGGGCCGATGGCACAGGCACCGTCCGATACCAGAACTTCGAGGGCGGTCGAATCACGTGGTCCGCCGACGGCACGGTCGGTACTCACGAGCGTCCGGGCTTCGACGCCATCACCACCGAGGAGATCTGACCATGTCGGACAACGTCGTGGACATCATCGCCAGGAACGTCATCGAGAAGGTCGGCGACGAGATCGAAGCACGTACCCAGGCGGCCGTCCAGGCAGTCAGCGAGCGGGTACAGATCGAGGCACAGAGACGCATCGACGCCGCGGTCGCCGACATCCCGACGATCGCGATCCGAGCGGCACAGCAGGCCGTTCCTGTCCCGGTGACGGGGGAGCTGGTGCTCGACGAACAACCTGACGCGAAGTCGGACGCGAGGGATCGGGCGTGGCGAACCCTCGTGCAGGGTTTCGTTGTGACTGTGGTCCTCGCGGTGATCACTGCCTTCGTAACTGCGGTCGCCGCTCCGGATTTCGATCTGCTCACCTGGGATTCCTGGAAGGCAGCAGCCACTGCAGGAGGTACCGCTGCGGTGATGGCTGTCGCCGCCTACATTCAACGTCTGGTCAGTCCGCCGAAGGCTGAGCGGTCAGGTGGGCTGCCCCCGGTCGGGCGGTGATCTCTGCGTGGTTAGGCTGAGTGCCGTGGCCTGACTGGTCCCCGCCTGCTAGGTCACAGCGCCCTGCGCCCCATCTCGTTTCGAGGTGGGGCGCAGTGTGTGAGCGCAGGCGCATGGTGGTCGGCGATTTCACATGCGAGGACCTTCGATTCGGCGAGTTCCTGCCGTTCAACCCTTCTCGGCGCGGGCATTGGCCTCGGGAATGTAGTGCATGTCGATGTTGAAGGAGGCGGGTGCGGTGATCGTTCGGAGTGCGATGAGGTCGCGGGCCATCGCTTCGGCTTCGCCGATTCGGCGTGCTTGTGTGAGTTCGTCGAGCTCGGGGATTGCGACCATCCACCACTTGCCTTCGCGGGTGACGTTCACGCGGTAGGTAGTCATGTCGGTTCCGTTCTGTCGTGTCGATGGGGGCGCGTTCACCCCGTAGCCAGTCTGCTCGGCTGTCGTTGATACGGTCGGTTCGGCTCGAGCGACCCCCGAACGCTCGATCCGATAGGAATGCGCCCCACCTCATGCGATGCGAGGTGGGGCGCATTTCGTCGTTCCTGGAGCGGGCTAGTGGAGGTCGGTTCTAGCGCCCCGGCCGGGGCGATTTGCGTTCCACGTGTCGATCGTCTCGGGCAACCACCCTCGAACGCTCCCGCGAGGCACGGTTCCGTCCTCATCCACTGGCCCTACAATTACATCCGGCGGTGGCAGCTTGTACCGGGACAGGGCGCCGGCCGCGACACCGATGCGGTCGGCGACCTGCTGTCGGGACAGGTACACATCAGGCATTGCGAGCTGCCCGGATTCGATCTTGGGTGATGAATACGACGATCCCGCCCCAGACGATCCACATGGGCCACGGTGCTCCCAGTGCGGTGAGGATTGCGCCGCTGCCGATGGTCGCGACGATGTCGTAGTTGCGTCGGAGCATTGACTGTCCTTTCTGTTCAGGTTGGGGGCTTATCCTCTGAGTGGGACCGGGGTGACTCCTTCACCCCGGTCCCTTCTCAGGGGCTACCTCTTACGAGGCTTCCGCTTCCGATGTTTGCCTTTCGGTCTCGCCTTCCGGTTCTGCCAGGCCATGATCGAGTTCACGATCAGGGTCAGGCCCGTCAGGATGAGAGCCAATCGGCTTTCGGTCATCCGCTCACCTCCTCTCTGCTGTTGTACCTATGACTATACACTTTAAAGAATCATAGTGCAACACCGGAGGGGTTGGCAGTCTGCGCAACCAAGCGCCCCACCTCGGTCGAGGTGGGGCGCATCGTTGTCTCTGAGCTACTAGGGGAGGAACTTCTCCCGCTGCAGCGTCTGGTGGTTGATCGTCCGGCCGAAGAGTTCGTAGTCGTCGAGCTCGTCCTCGGTGAGGGGTCGGAGGGTGGCTGTCCGGGCGAGGGTGCGCATGTCGTCGCGGGCCTGGTCGATGATGTGGTCGAGGCTGGCGATGAGGGTCTCGGTGCTGATCTGCGGTGCGGTCATGGTGTTCGTCCTGTCTGAGGTGGTGGGGTGGGGCTGGGTGGCCCCCGCCGGAGCGGGGGCCGGTCCCGGTCAGATCAGGTCTTCGACCATCCAGGCGAGGCTGGCAGCTTCGGTGTCGCCCATGAGGGCGGCTTCGGTGATGGCGGAGTGTGCGGCCCGTGCGTACTGGGTGACGCGGTGCTCGTCGCCGGTGGCGATGGCGTCGTAGGCGTTGCGGATGTCGGTGCGGATGCTGGCGATCATGTTGGGCTCCTTGGTGCTGGTCTCTCTGACACTTCAAACTATAGCGCGCTATAGTTTGAAGTGCAACCCAGCAGGGCAAGTAATGTAAGTGCGCTATATTCACCAGGTGGACATCATTGCGAAGCTCGCCGAGCAGCGAGATAAGAAGGCCCGACTGGAAGCCGAACTCGCCGAGATCGACACCGAGATCAGACATCTCGTCAGGGACGGATTCGACGCCGGCCTTACGGCATCGAAGATGGCCGCGGCCGCAGGCCTCTCTGCACCGCGCATGTATCAGATCCGCGACGGACGCAGGAAGTAGGAGAGCCCCGGCGGGAACCAGGGAGCACTTGTCAGAGAGACTCCACCCGCCGGGGCGTCATGATCATAGCGTTGGACGTGGGCGGTGCTTCCCGGGCCGAAGCCCCACCGCCCACGCGAGAAGCCAGGCTACCGGGAACGGCAAACCAGCTCAGTCAGAATGCTCAATCTTCGACTTCCGCCGCCTCGCAACGACCAACCGACCCAGGCCGCCGAGAATCAACCCGACGACAATCACCCCGAACGCCCCATCTGCAATACCGGCGATCAGCATGATCACTGCGACGGCCACGACAACCCAACCGATGACGGCGAGGAGTTTCTCCACCCCCGAGTTGGGGTCGATGGTCCGCTGCGGAGTGGGTGCTGCACTTCCCGAGTTCGACCGTTGAGGTGCCGACTTCTTCCCGCCGACGACCTTTGTGTCGTACACGCCGGTGCCGGGGACTCGCACGGTGCGGCGGGTCTTTCCGTCTGCGCCGCGGCTGACACGTAGCGGGCCGGCGCCCACGGAGGTGCTCAGGCCGCGCTTGGATGCTGTAATCCGGATGGGTCCCAACTTCTTCGACTTCCTGAACTGTGCCATGCCCGGATAATCCCTTCTGTAACGTCTTCTGTTACGTCTATTCGGCTCAGGTTGTCACCTAGTGGTGGAGAAGCCGCAGTGGATTCGGCAAGCAGTGGGGCGGACGACGGCTACGACGCAGCTGTCGCCAGCCACCGCCGAACTGTTGCCTCTGACTTCCCGATCTCTTCGCCGATCGCGTAGTTGCTCCACCCTTCGGTGCGGAGCTGGCGCGCGCGATGACGCAGTGCGTCACCCGCGTCGGTCGGTGCGTCAGCCTCGTCGGCCGGCGGGGGAGCGGGTTCCTCGGATACGACGCTGAGCTGCGCTGACGCATGCGTCATGAGTGCGTCATCCACCGTCGCTGGCATATTTTCTGGCATACTTTCACCCCCGGTTTCGACGTGTGCGCGCGCCCTCGCCCGCACGATCGCCAGGTGCGTCACCGCGAGTGCAGCCACCGGCGGCACCACCGCCACCGCCGTCGCGACCGCCGGATGCACCGGCCCCGGCGGCAGGAGTAGGTGCGCGGCGTTCCCTGCGATCGAGACCACGACCGCGGACCACAGCAACACCCATCCGTACCGGCGTGCGTCCCCGTCGACGAGCGTCACGACCACTCTGGTCGCGGCAATGATGAGTCCGTCGACGACGAGCGGCCACACCGCCGACTGCCAGTCGCCGAGTCCGGCCCGGGCTGCGAGGTCGGCGAGCGCGGTATAGGACAAGGCGAGTGCGGCGATACCGAGCCCGTAGATCAAGACAGTGTCACTGGGCGATACACGAAGTGTCTTCAC